ATACTAAACAAAACAGGATTTACATCCGTATACGAAGCGTTCACACCCGCACATAAAAATTATGGAAATGATGGGTTTGAACACGAGGACCGCTGTACTTTTGTGGCTGTGAAAGGTAATGAACAACATCTATTTACCTCACCATCTGCAAATGATACAAATGAATTTTTTGATGAATCACAACTCCAATATAAAATTAAATGAAGCCTCTATTTCAATTAGTAGATTATGTAGTTCCCATCGGAACAAAAAGTGTAAAAACTATTCAAGAAATTGAATTCTATGAAGAGCTTAACGAATATGTATATTATACAACGGATGGACTATCTTTTGGTGGAAATCAGTTAGAACCAATGGAACTCGTTTATAAAAGGGAATATGAAATGACTTGCGAATCTCAAATTGAAGAAATCTTAATGGAGTCTCATTCTTATGGATTGAGACACGAAGTTATGGAAACTGCAAGAGAAATTATGAGTAGTAACCATAAAATTGATAGGTTAACCGCATACGAGTTAGCGTATAGAGAATGGGTTAAATAATTTATTTATGTATTGTTTTTATTATATCAAGAACGACCAAAACAAAGAACCACTTGGAAAGGTGGTATCTATATCACGACTCAAAGCAGCACAATCATTTGCTGAAAGAAAACAACTACCATTGAAGAATTTCTTAAAGTTGTTTTCAGTAGAAAAGAAAAACCCATTTTTATTATAAAACACAAGGCAATGCTTTTTGGAAGAGAACATATCACAAAAGAATCACTTGATATATTAAAAAACATCACTCAAGAAATTGATGGTGATATGTCTTACAACTATCCATTGGGTGATATTCAAAATAAAATTTTACATCATCACAATCACATACTTTACGACATTCGTAGTTTGTTGGGTAATGAAGAAAAAGTATATCTTGAATTAGGAACTTATGCAGGTGGTTCATCTGCATTGTTGTCATCCCACCCATATCCAACCAAAGTATATGGAGTTGATATATGTGAAGTTTTTTATGGAGACGTAGTTTATGATACTGTGAATCGGTTTATAAAACCACATAACTCTTTTAAATTTTATGAGGGTAATTGTCAAAACAAAGAATTTATTCAAAAACTAAAATCAGAAATACCAAAAGTTGATTTATTATATATTGATGCAGGACATTGGTTTTTTGATGTATTGCATGATTTTGAAAACTTTGTTGATTTTGTAAATCCGGGCGGTTATATTGTATTTGATGACTATGAAGACATTTGGTCATCAACCGGAGTTTGTTATGCTGTTGATTATTTAGTGGCTAACAAAATGAAAGATGGGTTTGAAATAGTAGGTTCATTGCCAAATATACAAAACGCAAGACCCGCCATTATGTTGAATTCAAATTTGTTTGTAGTAAAGAAATTATAATTCTTGTATAATTCAAATTTATTTTGTATATTTGTAAAATGATTAACCTAATATCACTATATTTGATTGTTGGATTCATCCATATGTTTTTGATTAATTTTATCACAAATAGAATTACAAAACTTGGTGGTAAGATTGAATACCCACACTCGGAACGAATTATGGTTATTTTAATATGGCCTATCTTGGGATTTATTTTTTGGTATAATTTTTTTAAAACTTTATTAGATAAAAAATGAAAGCAACATTAGAATTTAACTTGCCTGAAGAATCACACGAGTTCCAAATGGCAATTACTGGCGCAAAGATACATTCCGTATTATGGGAAATGGACCAGTGGTTGAGAGCACAATACAAGTATATGTCGGATAATGAGTACAGTGCGGACAAGTATGATACTTATGAAAAGTGTAGACAACAACTCAATCAATTTATGCGAGACAATAGTGTAAGTTTCGACTGATGGATTTAAATACTGAACATCAAATAGAATTATTGGGTCTGATGAAACATTGGGTAGTTGCAACTCAAAATGATAAAACAAAGGACAATAACTATATGGTTGTTGGTAACGATTCGTTTGAACAACAATCATTAGGTAACCCATATGAATTAGTAGAAATGATAGAGGACCTTCGTAGTTTGTTGTATGAAAAAGATTATAAAGGGTTTGAGGCGTATATATCTCGCAAAGATAATGATGGTAGTCGTAAAGAATTTCGTTATTATTTAAATTTATTATTTGATGATATGATACGGCAAGTAAACATTCGTAATCAACGAAAGGATAGTAAATACAAAATGATGTATTTAACTTTTGTTGACTTTCTTGAAAAATTACCCAAGGCAAAATGAAAATAGATAAAGTATACATTATTACATTGGACCAGTCGGATGAAAATAGAAAGTCTATTTTAGAAAGATTGGTTTTTATGGGCGTACCAAACCCAACTACTTACATTATTTTTGATGGTGTCAATGGTCGTGAATTATTTTCTACTGAAGAGGGTCGTTCGGATTATGGAATTAAATTTTACGATGGTTGGAAATTAGATGATTCAAATGAATTTTGGAATCGTGGAGTCACATCTGGTGAAGCCGGTGGTATGTGTTCCCATATCAAAGTGTGGGAAGATGCATACAAAAATGGATATGAAAACATTTTGATACTTGAAGATGATTACAATCCAGAACAGCCATTTCCGTGGGATGTTTGTAATGAATTAGAAAATTATGAATACGATATTCTATTCCTATCACGAAAATTACAAGGTGGTCATTCTGATGTTGAAATTGGATTTGAGAATTTTGTAGTTCCTGGCTACTCATACCAAACGCACTCTTATGTAGTATCTAAATCCGGAATTAAAAAATTAGTAGAAACTCACCTACCAACCTTAAAACAAAACATAGTTGTGTCTGATGAGTTTTTGCCCGCTACATACACAACACACCCACGAGAAGATATTCGTAGTATGTATCAACGTAATATCAGCGCTCTGGCTTACAAACACAATATCATAACTCAATTACGATTTGAAGCTTTAGGTAATTCACTAACATCTCCTATTGTAGGAATAGACTATTAATTATGACTGAACAAGAACTCCATAAACTATTAGAAATTCAATACCTTAAAGGTAGATTGGATGAACTACACAAAGCGTTTCCAACAATAATTGACCTACATCGTTCACGAAAGTTGGACGCTCGTATTCAAAAGTATTATGATAAACTAAAACAAACTGATGAGATTGCATATCACTTGTATTTGGTAGAAAGACATAATCAACAAATGTCCAAAGAGAAATCTCAAAAACATATGAAAGAGTTATTAGAGTCAGTCATTCCACAATTGGGTGATATGGAACTGATAGATAAAATTAAAAAACAAATTGAAACTTATATCTAAATAAGTTTGGCAATACCAAGTTTATTTTATATATTTGTATCACAAAATGCCGATGTGGTGAAATAGGTAGACACAAGGGACTTAAAATCCCTCGCTCAGTAATGAGTGTGCCGGTTCGATCCCGGCCATCGGTACACGGAAACCCACATACAGTTCTTTGATTTATTGGTTTTTAAAAAATGCCCCGATAGCTCAGCTGAATAGAGCAACGCACTTCTAATGCGTAGGCCGCAGGTTTGAATCCTGCTCGGGGTACTAATGGGAGTGTCGCATAGTGGCTATTGCAGTTGACTGTAAATCAATCGTCTAACGACATCGGTGGTTCGAGTCCATCCACTCCCACCCCAGGCGTGCACAATCAACACCAAGGTTATCGTTGTCCTTTAACAACGAGTTAGGGAAGTAGCGCAGGTGGTAGCGCATCTGGTTTGGGACCAGAGGGTCGCAGGTTCGAATCCTGTCTTCCCTACAAAGGGTCTGTTAGTAGAGTTGGTTACAACGCTGGCCTGTCACGCCGGAGGTCACGGGTTCGAGTCCCGTACAGACCGCTTAATGGAGAGTATCCCCTCAAGCTTATACCTTGTAGAAAGGGTAACTGGTCACATAGGGGTTCAAGTCCCCCCTCTCCAACAAAAGCTCTTGTGGCGCAGTGGTAGCGCAGTTGACTGTTAATCAATTGGTCGTTGGTTCGAATCCATCCAAGAGCGCATGGTCCGTTAGTCTATCGGTTAGGACATATCCCTTTCACGGATAAAAGGCGGGTTCGATTCCCGCACGGACTACAAGTATTAAATTTGTGTTATATACTTATTCACACAATAAAGGAGGTTTGGCAGAGTTGGTCTATTGCGGCAGTCTTGAAAACTGTTGAACTGAAAGGTTCCGTAGGTTCGAATCCTACAGCCTCCGCTAAAAAAAGATTTGGCAATATGAAATTTATTTCGTATATTTGTCAAACAATTGCGGAAGAAGACTTAAAAGAAAGTCGCTTATCATCCAGATAAGAGGAGTTGGGGCAGTTCCAACCTTCCGCTCAAACAAGGAAATGTTCTTTGTCGTTTTTATGTTTAATAATTTAATCTAAAGTTTTACTATGAGAAAAATGATTGCAATGTTCGTTATCGCAGCTTCAGTTGCTGCCTGTAGCGAATCTACCGAAGAGGTAGTAGTTGAAGGAACATCTGTTGATACAACAGCCGTTCTTGATTCTACAAATTCTCAAGAATTGGAAGATGCTGCTTATGAAGTGGAAGCATCCGCTGAATAATATAAAGAGCTGAGTCTAGCCGATTGGGTTTTGGTGTTTGAACCCTAATCAATCACCACAAGCCTCCATAGCTCAGTTGGTAGAGCTACTGATTTGTAATCAGTAGGTCGCTGGTTCAAGTCCGGCTGGAGGCTCAAGGGTATGAATTGAAGACAGTAATAAAACCGACTGCAGTGAATTTAATTCGAGTGTTACCGGACATTCATACCCAATAATGCGGAGGAGGAGTTTAAAGAAACTCACTCATCAACCAGATGAGAGATGGTGGGGCAGAACCACCTCTCCGCTCAATAAGCGAAAGTAGCTCAGTTGGTAGAGCATCACCTTGCCAAGGTGAGGGTCGGGAGTTCGAATCTCCTCTTTCGCTCAAGTAGACCTTCAAAAGGGCCTTTCCGTGTTACACGGCTTGTTAGGCCCGGGTCTACGACTTATAATCGCGGGATGGTAGCAGTTGGTAGCTCGCAAGGCTCATAACCTTGAGGTCGGGGGTTCGAGTCCCTCTCCCGCAACAAGTGATGTCGTTCACTTAAAAAAGGAAAAAACATGGAAACAATTCTTGCATTTGTTTGGGGTATGATTACGGTTGTCTATACATTGATGGCTGTGGTTGTGTTTCAGATGAGAAAATCAGTAAAAGAGTTAGAATCTCAAATTAGGGATACTAACGAAACACTTCAAGATGTCTACAAACAACTTGAAGAAAAGGAAGCTTCGTTGATTAGATATACCGATGAATTAAATCATAATAATGAAAGTAATATGAATGAACTTTATCGTTATATTGATTCACGCTTTGATAAGTTTGAAAACAAAGTAATAAACAAAAAAGAAATTTTAAAAGGATAATTTAATAATTATTAACCGAACGACATCACTAAATTTTGCCCTATCGTCTAATTGGCAGGACATCTGATTTTGGTTCAGCGAATCGAGGTTCAAATCCTTGTGGGGCAACAAATATTAAAGGAGTTATATGAAGAACATATTAAATTGGTTTAAATTTTTATTACCTCAAAAGAAATTCAATCCATCTATCATTGAGGGTTATGGATTAGTTTTTGAACATACTGAATATAAAAAACATAGATTATCTGGCTATACTGAATGGAAGGTAGACCACAGCGTTTTAAAATCCAATAAAGAATACAAATACGGATATTTTGAAATCCAAACCGATGGTGATGTTATTTTATCATCCGATAGAATTTATCCATTAAAAATTTCTTTAAATAATAATGGTTGGTTTTTCTTTTCAACCTTGGAATCTGAATTTAAAAAGATTTGGAAACATACTAACAAAAACAAATCCGTTAAATATGGATTGTTATGGACTCCAAGCCGAATCATCGTTTTTATAAACGACACTATGTTATACGACACATCGGATATTGATGTTGTTAAATATTTTATTGAACCTATGAAGGTAATCACATCCAAAGAATGTGAATATATAAAAATATATCAAAAAAAATGATATTTTGACTAAAAATAATTAAAAGAGGGCTTGTGTAAGTCCTCTTTTTTTATTATCTTTACATCGTAATAATTATTGATATGGGTAAGACATATAAAAGCAAATTAAAATTCAATGGTGATTGGACTCTTGGTGAGGCAGCACACCACATTGGTAAGAAGACCACTACCAAAACACATGATTCAGAGCGAAGTTATACTCGTAAAGACAAATCGTGGAAGCGTGAGATTTAACAATTTCTTAACATTGAACGCTTGTATAGACAAATAATTGTCGTATCTTTGTTCTGTAATCATTAATACCCTATGGCTAAATTAAAATCTTCTTACTCTTCATTCTGGCTTGACAAATCTTTGTTCCTTGATGAGAACACTACCTATGTCACCGATGTAGAACGAAAGTCTTCTGACCTTATGAAGTTGGTATCCTACAAACGTGCGGTATCCAACTTCGTTAACATTGTAACTGGTATGCCGATTAAGGTGACCTTTGATGAACGAGGTTCTGATTCTTACACCGATGGCACCGAGGTAGTTATTTCCGCTAAAATGGATGACACCGAATTTGACCCTACTGTTGGTCTAGCGCTTCACGAGGGTTCTCACATCAAACTTACTGACTTTGAAACTCTTCGTAAGATGACTCGTGATAACTTTCTTCCATCTACTATTGATGTAAACTATCTTCGTGAAAAGATGGGTCTTGAACTTGAATCAAGTGTTTCATCCGAGATTTACACCCAACTAAAAGACCTACTTAATGTGGTTGAAGACCGCCGGATTGATAATTTTATCTTCCGTACCGCGCCGGGCTATCGTGGTTATTACGAGTCAATGTATGATAAATACTTCAACGCCAAGATTATTGACAAAGGTCTTCAATCTTCCGAGTATCGTGATGAGAATTGGGACTCTTACATTTTCCGAATCGTAAACATCACCAACCCAAATCGTGACCTTGACGCTTTGAAGGGTCTTCGTGAGATTTGGAACATCCTTGACCTTAAAAACATTGGTCGTTTAAAAACTACTTGGGACGCTCTTGAGGTTGCAGGTGCTGTGTTTATGGTTTACTTTAAAAATTACATTGAGGCTAAAGAACAAGGTCAAGGTGGTGATAGTAATGAGTCCGAACCAAAGGAACACGAAATGAATGGTTCCGCTGATATGAGTGGTGATACGGATGACCAATCATCAGAAGGTGGTATGTCTTCTAATATGGATATGAGTGGTGAACCGACTGATGGTGGTGATAGTGAATTAGAACAACTCACCCCATCTCAAATTGAACAACTCAAACGGGCTATTGAAAAACAAAAAAAGTTCCAAGAGGGTGAGGTCGCCAAAAAGAAAATTGGTAAGAGTGAAAAGCGCAAGGTTGAAGCTCTTGACCGGGCCGATATTGAGGTTGAGGTCACAGGTAAAGACATTACTCGTAAGTGGAATAGTTCAGCCAATGGTGGAACTCAAACCTATGTGATTCGTAACTTTACCAAAGAGTTGGTTTCTACCAATCAGTTTCCAATCCTTACGGATGCTGAGTATCGGACAAGTAAATATTTAGAAAACATTCAACGAGGTATTCAGTTGGGTATTCTTTTGGGTAAAAAACTTAAAACTCGTAATGAAGAACGCTCTTTGATTACTCCTCGTATGAAGAGTGGTAAATTGAGTGCTCGTATGATTCACGAAATTGGATTTGGTAACTTTGATATCTTTGAAAGAACAATGGTGAACAAATCCAAGCCCGCTGTAATTCACATTACTATTGACGCGAGTGGTTCTATGGGTGGTGATAAATGGAACAACACCCAAGTTGCAGCGGTCGCTATTGCTAAGGCGGCTTCAATGACTCAAAACATTGATGTGGTAATTTCTTACCGAAGCACTATGGGTTATGGTAATGATTATGTTCCATTCATCTTGGTGGCTTATGATAGTCGTAAAGACAAGTTCTCTAAAATTCAGAACTTATTTCACCACATCACCGCAAACGGAACCACGCCCGAAGGTTTGTGTTTTGAGGCTGTGATGAAGGACATTATCGGATACGCTAAAGGTAGTGATGCTTACTTTATCAACTTTTCTGATGGATGTCCGACATTCTCAAACAACGACATCTACTACGAAGGTGAGGATGCTTACAATCACACAGCTGCTCAAGTTAAGAAAATTCGCCAAGCCGGAATCAATGTCCTTTCTTACTTCATCACCGAGGGTTATTATGGGACTGACGCCAGAGCGTTCAAAACAATGTATGGTAATGATGCTCAGTTTATCAATGTAACCGAATTAACTCCGCTTGCTAAATCACTCAACTCAAAGTTTGAGGCAAATTTAACAATTTAATAACATTAGACGCTTGTGTAATCCGAATAATTTCGTATCTTTGTTAAGTAATCAATTAATCACTTTTTTATGAAAAACCAACGCTTTGTTTATGGTTCAATTGTTGAGAAAAACGGAATCCTCCTTTTCTCTGATGTAGATGGTAAGTTTTATAACTTGCCAGAGTTAAATGAAAAGGGAAGTCCCCTTTACAAACGAGCCCGAGCGGCTGCTAACGCCCCCGGCAAATGGGCTTTTAAAGTTCGTGTTGTCGGAACATTGAAAAGTGGTTCTTTAGGATTCACTCGTGTTGGAGTTGAGATGCTCGCAGGGGCTGAACCCGTGACCAACTTTGATAAACCAAATGGTGGTCTTGACTCTTATCTTTACAACTCTAACCCTATCGTTGAACCTATGATAACAAGTGTTCCTGAAGATGTCCTTAACTTTATTCACAATGAGGCTGAGGGTCTAAAACCCAAGATGTTGTTTATGAACTCACTCAAGTGGAAATACTTGGTTCGTAATATCATTCGTGGTAAAAACATTATGATGACTGGTCCTGCTGGTTGTGGTAAGACTATGGCTGCTAAGGCGGCTGCTAATTCGCTTGAAGGTTACAACACCTTTATTATCAACTTGGGTGCTACTCAAGACCCACGAACTACCTTGATTGGTAATACTCAATTTGATACCAAAAAAGGTACGGTGTTTAACTCATCACCTTTTATCAAGGCGATTCAGACTCCCAACACGGTGGTTGTGTTGGATGAGATTACTCGTGCTCATCCAGAGGCTTGGAACATCTTGATGACAGTACTTGACCAAGGTCAACGATACATTCGCTTAGATGAAGCTGCTGACGCTCCTGTGGTTCGTGTTGCTGATGGTGTGTCCTTTATCGCTTCCGCTAACATTGGTAACGAATACACCGCTACACGAATGCTTGACCGGGCTATCCTTGACCGATTTACCATCATTGAGATGGATACCTTGACCAAAGAAGAAGAGACCCAATTGCTTCAGATGATGTATCCTTCGGTTGAGGCTGAGTTGATTGAAAGTGTTGCTGACATTACTTCAATGACTCGTAATGAGGTCAAAAGTGATTCTCCTAAACTTACTAACTCACTATCTACACGGGCTGCTGTGGAGATTGGTTCACTTCTCTATGATGGATTCTCACTTGAAGAGGCTGCTGAAATTACCATCTACCCATTCTTTGAAGAAGCCGGTGGTGCTCAGTCTGAACGAGTCTACATCAAGCAATTCGTTCAAAAGTTCATCAAGACCACATCTACCGAAGACATCTTCAATGTGAATGCTGATATGGAAACTTACGACTACTCTAACCCTTTTTAATTCAATATGGGATACAACAAATTTCAATGGTGGATGAATGGTCAAAAGCGTAAAAAACCTTTGGGTAAAAACGCACCATTATTAGACAAAATTAAAAATGGAGATTTTGACTATTCACCACTATTTGATGCTTCAAAAAAATGTCGGCAAGATTCTGAACTCGCATATGAGTTGGCTTATAAAAACTACATCGGAAACGATGAGCTAAACCGAATCCGTGCGGCTGAAGATAGTGCTCGGATGACACGAGTTCGGGCTTTAAAGCTTCTTGATTCTGCTGACAAGGATGAACACACAAGGTTAGTTGATTTGAAAGTGGCTTTAAAAAATCAATTTAAAGTTGACCTTTGGGACAAAATGATGGAAGAAAAACCTATGTCGTTAGTTGAATTATATAAATGGTATGAAAAACAAGTTTGTAAAGTTAAGTGATAGTGAGGTAGAAAAACTCAACGATGATGAGTTGATGACCTATCTTGATAAACTATCAGAACATCTGATGAAAGGTGCTGCTCCCTTGCCGGGATATTTCCTAAAACGATTTGCGTATATGGACGCTGCCCAACGAGGAGTTGAAGTTACCAGTAAACACCATGATGAATTAAATAAACTATCAATCAAATATCGTAAAGAAGCAAATGAAAAAATTATCCAAAAAATTCAACAAGATGGGGTTTAATAAAATGTATGTTCCAAGTGTTAACATTGTATCCGCTGAGGTTTATGATTATGGTGTTGAATGGGTTGTTCGGAAATACGGAAAAGCTGATGCTTTGATGGGTGACTCTGAATCCATTAATTATATTAACCGACTTATTCAGATGAAGAATGAAAATGAGTTATGATAGTAACGATGATTTTAACGAACTCTATGAGAATGTTAAAAAGTATATGTATGATGAAAACTTTTTTGAGTCGGCTCACATTGAATACGAAGGTCGTTTTTTAGACATTGTAAAGCATCTTCTTATGATAGCTAATGATGATGACTTATTATCAGAATTGTTGCTTAAAGCTATTAAAATATATCGTGACATTGAAATCAATGATGCGATTGAATCCCTTTCCGAAAATGGTCTTATTCGGATGGTTGTAGATGAGAATGGAAAACTTGGATACGAAATAAATTTTAAAGACTAATTATTAAACAACTAACACTAATTTTTTTATTTATGAGTTACTATGTAGTAAAGGTTAAAGTTAACCAAGAAGATGCAAAAGGTCGAATCAAGAAGTTGACTGAACAATATATGGTTCATGCCGTATCGGTGACTGATGCAGAAGCCAAGGTTGTTGCCGATTTTGAGGGTTCCAATTTGGAGTTTGAAGTATCATCGGTAATTGAAACAAAAATCATTAAGGTAATTGAATGAACCCAATGATAGGTGAAAAAGTAATCGCGGAGATAAATGGTGTCCATAAAGTGGGCACCATTGTCTCTAAAACAAAAATAAAACGAGGTAATACCTACGCATTGAAATTAGAAGATGGAAAGCTAATTGATGTATGTTCCATTAACAAAGAATTGTCTCCGTATTGTCACATAAAACGAGGACTTACAAAGTCATTAAATAAAATAGAAAATGATAACTCCGGAGAAAAAGAAGTTTCAAACTCTTAAACGAAAAGTTTTAAAAGCATTTCCAAATGCAAAAACCCATATAACCAAAGATGGATTATATTGCGTATCAGATGGTGAAGGTGGGATTGTGGGTTCTGAACTTTTAATACCATCACAACCAAATGTTATGAAAGCTTGGCATTGGGCGGCTGAATCGGTAAGGATAAGCCAAAATATTGAAAGAACTTCACCGACTCGTATGAGTTTAGATTCATTTGAGAAAAAATTTGAAAGAATTTCTAACAGAAACAAAAGATATTAACTTTAAACAAACTATTTATATTCGTTAACTATAAATTTTTTGTTATGAAAAAATACAACCAACCCCAGCGAAATGGTTCACTAAATCATTCGTATGGTGTTTCTGACTCCGAAGAAGGCAGATTAAATAAGTCGTTCGGAGAAAAATTCTCATCTATTGACTTTGAATTTGATTTGGAAGAATCAGATTACCCCATCAAGAACTCAACTCAAATTGGTGCTCTTGTGGTGGGTGATTACCGAATCTCTTTATCACTTGGTGAAATGGATAGAATTGTTCGCACATTAGAAGATACATTAACCACTGTAAATATGAAGGGAAGGTTGGGTGTGTTTTAGATACTTATAATAAAGGTATGACAATGGAAGATAACTCTTGGGATGAAGCAGAATACAACTTCTTTTCTAGCTTATCAAGCGAAGATAAGTTGTATTACATATATGATGTTATTACAAATGAGTATGTTGAATTTGAAAACACATATACACCATCCATTGAAATTACAATTACCGACACCCACCTTATTATAACCTGCGATGATTCAGAGGTATCAAAAAAGTTTGTATCTTCATTTGTTATGGATGGTATGATATTACATTTCCAAGAGCAAAAAAACAACGTAATCTTTTATAAGATAGTAGGTAATACTGAAAATATGTCAGTTAACTGACAAAGTGTAATATAATACACAATTGGTATGTATTTTGTCCCTTTTATAATACATTAACACTTAAAAGGGTAATAAAATACACTTTAATTTAAAAAACAAAATGAGCAAAATAATTGGAATTGATTTAGGAACTACCAACTCGTGTATTTCCGTAATTGAAGGCGGTGAATCCGTAGTAATTGTAAATGGTGAAGGAGCCAGAACAACACCATCGGTAATTTCCTTTGATAAGGGTGAAGTAAAGATTGGAGCAGCCGCTAAACGAGTTGCAGTAACCAATCCTAAAAATACTTTATATTCAGTAAAGCGTTTTATTGGTAAACGATATTCTGAATTAAACAAAGACCATCTTAATGTTGGATACGAAGTAAAGAAAGGTTCTAACGATACTATTATCATTCATGCAAATGGAAGAGATTATGTTCCACAAGAAATTTCGGCTATGGTTCTTCAAAACATTCGTAAGTCTGCAGAAGCATACCTTGGTGAAAGTGTTCGTAAGGCGGTAATCACAGTTCCTGCGTATTTCAATGATTCTCAAAGGCAGGCTACTAAAGAAGCCGGTGAGATTGCTGGATTAGAAGTATTACGGATTATTAATGAACCAACCGCTGCAGCACTTGCGTATGGTTTAAATAAAAAAGATACTGATATGAAAATAGCAGTATTTGATTTAGGTGGTGGAACCTTTGATGTATCAATCCTTGAATTGGGTGATGGTGTATTTGAAGTTTTATCTACAAATGGTGATACTCAACTTGGTGGTGATAACTTTGATGAAATAATTGTAGAACATATTGTATCTATGATTAAAACTACCAAAGGTGTAGATTTGTCAAGTGACGCAATGGCTATGCAGAGAATCCGTGAGGCTGCTGAAAAAGCTAAAATTGAATTGTCATCTGCAACATCAACTGCAATTAACCTACCATATGTTTCAGTAGGTCAAGACGGTCCTATTCACTTTGAAACGAATATATCTCAATCGGATTTTAATCGTTTAACATCATCACTTGTAGACCGATGTATGAAACCCTGTCAACAAGCCGTTAAGGATGCTGCTGTTTCATTGAGTGATATTGATGAAGTTATTCTTGTAGGTGGTTCTACTCGTATCCCAGCCGTTCAAGAAGCCGTTGAAAAGTTCTTTGGTAAAAAACCAAGTAAGGGTGTAAATCCAGATGAGGTTGTTGCTGTTGGAGCTGCTATTCAAGGTGGTGTTCTTGGTGGTGATGTTAAAGATGTTCTTCTTTTAGATGTGACTCCATTAAGTTTGGGTATTGAAACCCTTGGTGGTGTATTCACCTCCATAATTGATGCTAACACAACAATCCCAGTAAAGAAATCACAAACATTCTCAACGGTATCGGATAATCAACAAGTTTTAGAGGTTCACGTTTTACAAGGTGAACGACCTATGGCTAAAGATAATAGACCATTGGGTAGATTTCATTTGGAAGGTATTCCAATGGCTCCAAGGGGAGTCCCTCAAGTTGAGGTTACGTTTGATATTGACGCAAATGGTATTTTGAGTGTTTCTGCAAAAGATTTGGGAACTAAAAAAGAACAACGAGTCCGAATTGAATCTTCAACAGGATTATCCAAGGATGAAATTCAACGTATGAGGGATGAAGCGGAAACAAATCGTGAAGAGGATTTAAAACGACAAGAAGCGGTTACACTTGTAAATGCTGCTGATGGTTATTTATTCTCCAGCGAAAAACAAATACAAGAATTGAGTGATAAAATTCAATCGGATGAAAAAGAGGAATTGGAAAGTCTTATGAGGGATTTGAAATCCGCAGTTGATAGTAAAGATATAGAGTTAGTTAAAGATAATAAAACAAAATTAGAATCTGCGTGGTCAAAAGTCACAACAAGAATGTATCAGAATCCACCAACCCAAACGGATAGTGGTACACAAGACATAGAGTTTGAAGAAGTTACGAACTCGTAATGATTTAACAATTTCTTAACAAAGGGGGCTTGTATAAGTCCCCTTTTTTTATTATCTTTATGTATAAAGAATAAACTATGACAAATTTAGGTTACTGTTGTATCAATATGACTCTTGGTAAGGATAAGATTACTACCAACCGGTCTATGATTAAAAAAACATTTATCAAGGAGGGTATTAATCGGTCATCTGACCTTGCTGTCCAAAACGCAAAAGACTTGGTAGAGATTATCAAATGGAATCACAAGAATGGGTTTAAACTATTTCGTATGACTTCTGACCTTGTTCCTTGGGCTAGTGAGTTTAGATTACACCAAATGCCGGACTACGAAAAGTTTTCTAATGTCCTCAAAGGTGCAGGTACGCTGGCCAAGACCTACGGACAGCGTATAACATCACATCCCGGTCCATTTAATGTATTGGTCTCTCCCAACGAGAAAGTTGTTAAGAACACGATTAAAGACCTTTCTATACACGGAGAACACTTTGACCTTATGGGATTGGAACGAACCCCATACAACCTTATTAACATCCATTGTAATGGTGTTTATGGTGATAAACAATCTGCTATGGATAGGTTTTGTAAAAACTTTGAATTGTTGCCAGAATCAGTTCAGACACGACTGACTGTTGAGAACGATGACAAGGGAAGTATGTATTCAGTCAAGGACCTTATGTATATTCACACTCGTGTCGGAATCCCAATTGTTTTTGATTATCACCACCACACTTTTAATACTGGCGGTTTGACTGAACAAGAAGCTCTTGAACTTGCAATGTCTACTTGGGGTGATGTTAAACCACTTGTCCATTATTCAGAGTCAAGAACATTAGAAGACCCTACCTCTAAACCACAAGCACACTCTGACTACATCTATTCAGAGATTAACACCTATGGTCATAACCTTGATATTGACATTGAAGCCAAGATGAAAGAGCTGACTGTATTGGATTATATTTCCAAATTTGGTCAACACTCAATGGGGCATAGTATGGGGAAAGCTTAATATAAATTATTATTATTCAAGCACTTTGATATTTATTAACCACAGGGTGCTTAAGCACTTAAGCTTCAAGCGACTTAATAAGTGATTATAAGTATCGCTCCTGGAGTTAATAAAAATAGGTTTTAGGAAAATATGAAAAAATTTTTAAATAGAAAGAACGGATTTATTTTATTGATGATTATCAGCACTTTTGCTCTTGCGGGGTCTGCTGCCTATTATTCAGTATTCGGATTAAGTTCTTTGTTTGCTGGGGCTAGAACCGAGGTTATTATAATGGCTGGGGCTTTGGAATTTTCTAAACTAATTCTTGCATCATACCTACATAACCATTGGAGTAAAGCCGGTTGGATGAAGTGGTATCTAACTTTTGCAGTTGGTATTCTCATGGTAATTACATCCATAGGTATTTATGGATTTTTAACCTCAGCGTATCAGTCTACTGCTGATAAGTTAGGTGTGACTGATAAAATGGTAGAAGTAGTTGAATTGAAAAAGGGAAGATTTCAAGAACAATTAACTTACTATAATGATGAAAAAATAAAATTAAATGAATCTATCAACGGACTTCGTGGTGGGTTGGCTAACAATACTCAATCTCGTGTTGATAGAAATGGTAATGTTATTACAACAACATCATCCTCACAAAGAAACGCTTTGGAATCACAATTAAAAAGTGCGGTAGACCAAAGAGAATCTATCTCAAAAAAAATTGAAGTTTTAACTGATTCTATTACAAAATTAGAATTGAATGTATTGGATTTACAAACTAATAATGAAGTAGCGGCAGAAGTAGGACCACTTCGCTATATGTCTGAAATTACAGGCAAACCTATGAATATAATCGTAAATTGGTTTACCCTTTTGATTGTATTTGTATTTGACCCCTTAGCCATTTCAATGGTTATTGCTTTAAATAAATTAACTAACAAAGAAAATGAAAATGGACACGAACTTTATTCTATCAACCATAGCGGTGATAATAACAATAGCAACGATGGGATTCCTATTAGCGACACCAATAATGAAGAGGTATTACAATCAAACTATTCAAACGGAGAACCAACTGAAACAAACGGAAAGTCGATTGAGTCAGAAGATAACCCAATTGAAGAACAAATTAAAAAAGAAAAAGAAGAAGTAGTATTTGTTCCAACGGATGAAGACGCATTAAAAAACTTATATAGAGAAACACCCGCAAGGTCAAAAATTCACAAATATAGAAAATAAATTTGGATAATTCAATTATTTTTCGTATATTTGTATCAATATAAATTATTAAATCTATGGATGAACTATATACAACAACTTTAGGCAATACCGTTAAAATTGCTTATGAAGAAACAAATAACGATGGAACTGATGTTGACAATCATCGTAAATATTATCGTGAGTTTGACTATGGTATTGACACCGAAAATAATATAATCTTTATTCAAGATGAAATCCAAAGTGGTCTTACCTTTGATATTGTATCCAAAGTAAGATTATTGAAAAAAATTAATGGTAATGTTGACACGGTAAATATTCTATTAAATTCCGGTGGTGGTGATGTTATTGAAACCCTTGCGTTTATTGATTATATGAAATCACAAAAAGACCAAATGAAATTTAACATTATTGTTCGTGGTATGGCTATGTCCGCTGCTGCTCTTCTTTTGGCTAATGGAACCGGAACTCGTGCTGCAAGTAAACACTCCAAGATTATGGTTCACCAATTGTCTACTATTGTAGTTGGTAAATTGAGTGATGTTAAATCAAACGCAAAGTTTAGTGAAGAGTTGGAAACTGAATGTAATCAGTTGATGGCTGAAAGCACTAAAATGGATAAAGACTATTGGCAGAACATTCAAAGTTCCGATTACTTTATGTCGGCTGAAAAAGCTTTGGAATTGGGAATTATTGATGTAATTATTTAAACTATGGTAAATTTTTTCACGGCGGAAGAGCTTGTAGAAAACTACGAAAAATTTCGTAAACTAATCAACCAAACCTTTACAGGCGAAAGGTTGGATGCTCTTAACAAGATGTATGACCATTTTGAAGAGCGTATGATTTATACCCCAGCCTCATCGGTTGAACATTTTCATAATGCTTTTCCAGGAGGATATGTAGACCACGTTCTTCGTGTGACTCGTAATGCTTTGAAGGTATATGATTTGTATACTGAATTGGGTATGGGTATGAATGATTACACCCGTGAAAACCTAATCTTTACAGCGCTTCACCACGACTTGGGTAAGTTGGGAACTCCATCGGAAGACCTATACATTAAGAACGATTCAGAGTGGCATGTAAAAAACCAAGGTAAAATTTACAAATACAATCCTAATATTCATTGGATGTCTTTAAATGATAGAACCTTTTATAATCTAAATTACTTTGGTATTAGATGCACCGAAGAAGAGTGGATTGGTATTAAACTTACGGATGGGTTGTATGATGAAAACAACAAAGAGTATTTTATCAAGTTTGATAAAGACCAAGCAATCAAAACATCAATACCATTTATAATGCATACTGCTGACTTGTTTGCCGCACGATTTGAAAACGAAAGATGGATTAAAGAAATGCAACCACAAAAATCAACTCGTAATATAACTAATGGTAGACCCAAAAAGTCGGACCTTGGAAACGCATTTACAAATGGTGGGTTTGGAACTGTGAATGTATTTGACGCTTTTAAAGATGTAATTGAGGATTAATATGATTTGGATTATTTTAATTTTATTATTAGTTTCATCAGCACTTGGATATGCTGTTTGGAACTTGTTAAAAAAGTATGAAGCTCTTGAAGCTGAATTTGAGGACTTGGGTAGTAATTACGAACAAGCTGAAGTCTTACTTTCGGAAATGGCTGGTCACATTGATAGTGCTATTTCTCGTATGAAAGACATTGATAAACTTGGTTCATTTGAAGCCAATGATGAAACGGGTTATGTGTTCAAAGAACTTTATGAAATTGTAGAACAATTGGAAGTATATTATAATGGCGAGAAAAGCAAAGAGTAAAAGATACTTCACCCAAATTACGGAGATGGCTATTAACGCCTACAACCGAATTGATGACCAACGATTAAAAAATAAAATCTACAATAGATTTATTCACTATCCGTTTGATAAACTTGTAGAGAATGTAATTCACACTTATAAGACATATTATTTTAATATTCCATATGAAGATGTAAAGATGAATGTGGTTGCGTTTCTAAATGAAAAGATTCACAAGTTTAATGGAGATAATGGTAGGGCGTTCTCTTACTTTACGGTAATTGCAAGAAACTATCTATTCAACGAGAACAATCAGAACTATGCACGAATGAAGGCTCATACCGATGTTGATTCTATTGATAATGAGCGTGATGTGGTAAATGAAACTTATATTGCACAAAACTTGGAGTTTCAATCTGACTTTATGGATTTCTTTGGAGATTATATGGATTTTCATATGAAGCGTTTATTTCCAAAAGAAAGAGACCAAAAAATTGCAGACTCTTTGAATGAGTTATTTAAACACCGAGATAATCTTTATTCCTACAACAAAAAGGCATTATACATACTTATTAGAGAACGAACAGGAGTATCAACCCAATATATCACAAAGATTGTTGGTAAATACAAAGTTATTTACACAGAATTATATTCTGACTACAGTAAGGGAACAATAAAAAACTTAAACCATCGTATAGAGGAATTCAATGCATAAAGATGATGAAATCTTTAAGGGTAAAACTTTTTCGGATTTGATGTCTGACATCTATAACAATTCAAAAAAGAAAGACCGACAAATTAAATTGCTAATCGCCCAACTTGAACCTATGGTAAAGAGTGTGGGCGATGCTGCTGCGGTAGTTCCCCTAATCAAAGAGTATTTAGATGTATCCGTTAAAAATGATGATGCCCTAATTAAACTTGCAGCGATTGTTCAACGAATGTTAAAAAATGAATCTGATGGTGAGGGTGGTTTATTACTTTCAGAGGATGAAAAAAAACAACTTATACAAGCTATGGAAGAAGTTGAAAAAGACCTTCCAAAAGATGATGAGGGAGATTTGTGATATTTGGTACGGTAGAAAATATAGTATTAGATGATAAAGACTCTGAAAAGTTATATAAAATTTATGTAGCAACTACCACGGGTCTCACAGGTAATACAATTGAAGCATATCCACTTGATATGACTTCTAAAAAGATTCCTGTTATTGGTGAACAAGTAATGGTGGTATTGGGTTCCAATGCTGATGCAAATTCACAAAAAAGGTCATCAACGAGAAATTATTATATTTCAACGGTTGGTATTCAGTCAAACATAAATCATAACGCATTACCAAAACTTAATAGTAAATCATCCGTAGGGCTTGGTAATATAGATGGTGCTTTTGCTGGTGTTTCAGCCCAATCATCGGTTGATTCTCCACATGATTTTGGAAACGGATTTGTTGAATTAAAAAACCTATCTCAATTACAACCATATCTTGGTGATGTTATTTTTGAAGGTAGATTTGGCCAATCAATTCGTTTTGGATACACTCCACGAAATACAAAAAGAACTAATAGTTTGGTAAGTGGTGCTACGATAGAACCAAGTTGGACATCACCACGACCTGAAGCCCCAATCACAATTATTAGAAATGGTGTTGGGTTTTCTCGTGGATATAACAAGTTTATAGTTGAAGATATAAATCGTGACGACTCATCACTATATCTTACCTCACAACAAAAACTTCAAATTAAAACAAGACCATTTTCAATTGGAGTAGTTCCAAGTGGAATTTATCAAAACCCACAAGCGGTATTAAACTCTGACCGAGTTTTAATTAACTCTAAAAAAGATAGCGTTCTTATTAGTGGTGAAAAAGGAGTTTATGTTTCTACTCCAAGTTGGAAAGCTGATATGGATAAAATGTTTACTCAACTTGCAAATTTAGAAGCACAAGTTACCGCGTTAAATAATGCTTTACTAACCCTTGCAGCTGCTTTAACAGCACTACCATTAACCACGGCTCTTGGAGCAACATTGACAAGTCAACTAACTCCAATAACAGGTAAATTACTTAAAATAAAGACCGAACTACAATTGATGAAAAACTGATATTTATTACTATGGATACAAATAAACTATTTAAAGCAATTCAAATCATTGTCCAAGAGGAAGTGAAGAAGGAAGTGGCTAAGCGTGAAAAAGCCATCCGTGAATCTATTTTAAAAGAAATTAAATCAAAACCAATTCAAAAACAAATTCCAAAGGTTGAAGCTGACCCATTAGAGGTAAGTCACATTTTTGAATCTCAAACACCAAAGAAAAAATCTGGTCCAAAGTTTGAGGGTAAGTTTGCATCTCTACTTAATGAAACCGCTGATGGTGGTGATTGGAGAAGTATTAACTCTACCGGTGGTGCTTTTAATTCAAATCAAGCAATGGCTTGGGGTGCTATGAACCAAACCCCGGATGTTTTACAAACCGCGGAGGGTAGAGCTATTCCGATTGAACAATTACAACAAACTGAAGCCGGTCAAGCGGTGGTAAACGCATTAACACGAGATTACTCCGGATTAATGAAGGCGATTAACGCCAAGAAAGGTAAGTAATGGCTGTTCGTAAGGAATGGAAAATAAATCCAATTGATTTAAAAAAGAATGTTGCCGTTGGTGTTAAATTACCATTCGGTGGAGCAGGCGTTTTCCAATTATCTTACACAACCGAAGAACAAGCCATTTCTAATCTAAAAAATTTAGTCCTAACTCGTAAAGGTGAACGACCTTTCCAACCTCTATTTGGAACGGATGTATACTCACTTTTATTTGAGCAAATAGGTGGTTTTATTGAAGACAATTTAAAAGCGTCTATATCCGAGGATATTGGTTTCTGGTTGCCGTATATTTTATTAAGTGATGTTATTGTAGACGCTCAGCCGGATTCCAATAGAGTTAATATATCACTTAATTTTAGAGTAACTGAAAGTGGCGCAAATCAAACTATAATTATCTATGTAGACCAACAAGGTGGTCTAACTATTGCTTAAGGAATATAAATGACTGATAAGGTAAATAAAGAAGTAAGTTTAATTGGTAGAGATTTTGGAGATTTCCGTAAGAATCTTATTGACTTTGCTAAAAACTACTTTCCCGAAACTTACAATGACTTTAATGAGTCATCTCCTGGAATGATGTTTATTGAAATGGCATCATATGTGGGTGATGTTCTTTCTTACTATACTGATGTTCAGTTAAGAGAATCAATTCTTGAACAAGCACAAGAAAAGGGTAATGTATTCCTTATTTCTCAAGCTATGGGATACAAACCAAAGTTGAATGTTCCTGCGACCACAATTTTAACAATCTACCAAATCATTCCCTCAAAAGGTAGTGGTGATAATGTTACTCCTGATTTTGATTACGCTTTGAAAGTCAAAGAAGGTATGAAAGTCAATTCGGCTACCAATAACGAAATTCAGTTTTCCACAACTCAAAAAGTAGATTTTGCATTTTCATCATCGTTTGACCCAACGGAAGTTACGGTTTATCAAACAAATGATACTACAACTGAACCAACATATTACTTGTTAAAAAAATATGTTAAAGCCGTTAGTGGTCAAGAAGCAACACAAGAATTTGTTTTTGATTCTCCAAAAATTTACGACAAGATTCGTATTGATGAAGAAAACTTAATTGATGTTGTAAAGATTGTAGATGATAATGGTGATACTTGGTCCAAGGTTCCATATCTGGCTCAAGATACTATTTTTGAACAAGTTCCAAATACATCCGCATACTCTTTAAACTATAACTTGTATGCTGGCGAAACTCCATATCTTTTAAGATTAAAAAGAGTTCCAAAAAGATATATTACCCGAATTGAAGAGGACAACTCAATTACAATTCAGTTTGGTGCTGGTATATCATCAAATGCTGATGAAGAAATCTTACCAAATCCAGATAATGTGGGTTCTGCACTTTATCCTGCAAGTGGTGACCTTGACCAAGGTATTGACCCATCAAACTTTATGTATTCAAAAACATATGGTGTCGCTCCATCCAATTCAACTTTAACCGTAACATATCGCACTGGTAATGGTGTATTAGATAATGTTCCATCAAGAGACTTAACTGAAATTGATACAGTCATATTTGAAAACCAAAATCAATCAGCGTTAAACGAAGATAAATTTAGAGTAGTTCAAAATTCAGTTGCAGTGACTAACGAAGCTGCTGCTGGTGGTGCTAAATTTGAAGAAGACATTGAACAAGTTCGCCAAAACGCAATGGCTTACTTTGCAGCTCAAAATAGAGCGGTCACCAAGGAAGATTATGTTTTAAGAGCATACGCTTTACCACCACAATTTGGTTCAGTAGCAAAAGCGTTTCTTGCACCTGATTGGCAAGTTCAAACTTTACTTGATGATGGTCCAAACCCAATTGCAAATCCATTAGCATTAAACCTTTATGTTTTGGGTTATGATAATGAAAAAAAATTAAAGAGTTTAAATGCAGCTACCAAGGAAAACTTAAAGAACTACTTGTCATACTATCGTATGTTGACTGATGCTGTAAATATTAAAAATGGATATGTTGTAAATATTGGTATTGATTTTGAAGTGATTGTTCTTCCAAATTATAATTCTAATGAAGTTCTTTTAAGATGTATTAACGCACTAAAAGATTACTTTAATATTGATAAAAGACAAATCAACCAACCAATTATGTTATCAGAACTCTATATTCTATTGGATAGAATTGATGGAGTTCAGACTGTTGTAAGACCTGATAGAGATGGTGTGGGTGGCTTACAGGTTGTAAACAAGTGGGGTGGTGTATACTCCGAAAACAAATACGACATTGTAAACGCAACAAAACAAGGAGTTGTATATCCACCAAAAGACCCATCAATTTTTGAAATTAAATACCCTGACCTTGATATCAAAGGTAAGGTAGTCCCAATGACATATTAAGAGGTAGAAAATGATTTATAGAATTTATCCAAAAAAAGACGCCACAATTTATGAGGATACTGCTCGTAAAAATCAAAATACTGGCAAGGATGAGATTCTTGAGGTTGGTAAGTTTTACGACCCCACTAACCCATCTACCTTAATTGGTAATAGTAGAATCTTAATTGAGTTTGACCTTGATACTATTTCAAGTTTAATTTCAAGTAATGATATTAGTGGTAGCATTAAATACTACCTAAATTTGGAATCTACCGAAGAAGCTGAAATCGCATCAAATTACGATTTGTATGTTTATCCTGTAAAAGAACAATGGTTAGAAGGTATTGGTAAAGAGTCAGATACTCCACACAATGAAGTTGATGTATCTTGGGTGTATCGTGCTAGTGGTTCAATTTGGGATGTTGAAAACGAAACTGTAAACAAACCAACAAATCCCGAAACGATTTCAAACCTATTGTCAGCATATACCTTTGTGGCATCGGTTGGTTCTTTTACATTAGATACATCACAAAGTATTCTTGGAACCGATGGAACAGCTCCATCCATATCCGTAGAAAATGGTAGAATGAAACTTTCGTGCGCTAACTTTGGTGGTGGAACCACATTATTAAGTGCTTCGTTGTTGGGTGGTCAAGAATATAATATTACATTTGAAGTTGACCCAAATACACTAACTGGTATTGATTTTAGAGTTGCATATAATAGTGTGTATTTAACAAATCTATCAAACTATACACAATCAATTTCAGCAGCATCAACCCAATCCGTTAAATTTACACCAAATCAGTCTGGTGTATACGAAGTATCTTTAACATTTTTTGATAGAAATGGTTCAAATGGTTCTGATGGATTTATAGATAATTTTTACATCTATGGTACTCCTCCTGCTGGAACTCTATTATGGGACACATACGCTATACCAAGTACAACTACTGTTTATTTTTTAAATAATACTATAACAGGTTCTGCTGGTGAATTACCAAGTATATTTGTAAGTGCATCAAAACTTTTCTTAACAGCATCTAATTTTGGTGGTGCTGCTGTAAATAGAAATTTTGATTTATATTCGGGCGTTACATACACCTCAAGTTTTTATTTTGATACGGGCTCCGGTCTTAACAATTTAAAATATCAAGTTATTGAACCCGACGGTAGAGAAGAAACATTTCAACTATTAACTCAATCAGGTCCATATACACAAAGTTTTGTTGCAGACCAAAATGGTGAATACTCATTTAGATGGTCTTACTACGCAAGTGGTTCGGGCCAAGGAAATGCTTTCATCCAAAACTTTAAATTACAAACCGACGCTGCATTATATCCAACATCATCGTTGGTATTAGATAATGAATACGAAGCCAGAGGAGCTGTAAACTCTGGCGGTGGAACTTGGTATACTTCATCATTCCTAACAGGCAATCACTACTACCAATCATTTGACAAGTATATTCAAAACTTAAATGTTGAGGTGACTGATTACATCAATGACTTTTTAGAAGGTCATCGTGAGAATTATGGTTTCATTGTTTTAAAATCAAAAGAGGATGAATCATCTACTCGTAAGTTTGGAACGGCTAAATTCTTTTCATCAGATACCCATACCATCTATGTTCCGACTCTTGAAGTTCGTTGGAACAATACTACATTTACAACGGGCTCTTTATCACCACAAACTAATTCTGATTTGATTGTTTATGTAAAAGATTTCCAATCAGAATATAAAGAAAATTCTAAAAGTAAAATTAGAGTATATGGTCGTGAAAGATTTCCAGCAAGAACCTTTGCTAACGCATCACCAATTAAAAGTGTTAAGTATCTTCCAACTACCGCATATTACTCGGTAGTTGACGCTGAAACAAATAAGACATTTATTCCGTTTGATGATACATATACAAAGTTAAGTTGTGATTCTACATCAAATTACTTTAACTTTTGGTTTAATGGGTTACAACCTGAAAGATACTACAAGTTTGTATTTAAGGTTGTAGATTCTACAAACGGAACTACAAAATTCTATGATGATAATTTCTTTTTCAAAGTGGTAAGATAATATGGCGGAAAGACAAATAAAAAGAAATAGTAGAGGTCAGATTGTATCATATGAAATTGCTGCAATTAATGACCCAACTGTTGCTACGCCAGAATATGGTAAGTTTTTATTACAAGGTCCAAACGAAGAAGGAACTGTTATTGAAAAATATAGTTCTGGTTCATTCAACGAGGAAATCAATACTGATATTACTTTGGAATTGGTTACATCCGATACGATTATAGATACTCAAATTGTATTGAATGAAATCATAACTACACAAGACCAAAGAGCTACTAACGATGGTGGTACTGTTATTGGTTCAATAGATACAGCACCATTTGGGGAAGTTGGTCTTTATATTAACGAGTATAGAGTATTTACAAGAACTGATGGGGCTACCGTACCTTATTCGTGGACTGGAACATTCTGGCAAGAATTATAAGGATAAAGTAAATGTCATTAGATAGATTTGAAAATAAAGATGAAGTTGTCGGTGTAACTCCCGTCTTTGGCAAAACTATGTTTGCTGATGAAGAACCTCGTATTGAGAAGTTCAACGACCAAATTACGCAAACCGATATTGATGGAACATACTCTGGCGCAGCACTAACCAATGCGTCTGAAATTCACATTTATGGTGAAGACAATTTACTTGCATCACTATATGGTCAACCAATTCGTTCTATTCTTACAAATGGTAAACCAGCGGTTTATGTAGTTCCTGAATTAGATTTAAGACAAGGTGGAATTAACGAAGGTAATTATTCAGTATTATATAACTTTCATCATAATGTTGTTTCAAACTTAAAGGTTAATGCTATTTCAGCGGATAGAACGGAAGTTCGTTTAGTATCAAAAACAAATACACCAAATGCCTTTCAACCACTAAACGCAATAAATCAATCTCTTGGTTCAAATTCATTTAATGCGTTTTTACGAAAAAAAGATTTTGTTCTTAATTTTAGTGATAATGAAATTTACGATGTAACTAATTTACTTTTTGATGGTCCTCGTATTGGTGAAATAACCGAAACCTTAAACTATCCTACGGGAATAGTTCAGTCAACTCCAACTGTATTTGTTCCATTAGATGATGTCATTGCTGGTGGTATTGGTATTTGGAGAACTTTCATTGAAGTTTTTAACCCAGCAATTAATCAAACTACTCCTGTATTGGGAACTCCAACGGGTAGGTTTAGAAAATACGAATTACAACAAAATACAAACGGAACTTTAAAGTGGAATCCTGGTCAAAATACATTTGTATTTCCTGACATTCCAAGTGATGTTCCTTTAGAAATTTCAGAGTTTCTTTCGGATACAACTCTTGTTGATAAAAGGTATCAAGTTGAGGTAGGGAAATTAAACTTAAATTACAAGCGGTATAACAATACACTATCAGAATTAAATGTAGTAATTGTTAAATTATTAAAACCACTTGAACCTTCAATTGAGGTTGGTGATAATTTAAGTGTTGATGCTAGAATACTAAAAACTTGGGTAGATAAGGTAATAGCATTTCCAGCAATTCAATCACAAGACAAAGATGATTTTTCAACACCAAACTTTGCTATTGAAATGGAATCGTATGGTAAGTCTGATGGAACTGATTTCAAAACTTGGAATGATTTATTGGATGCAAATTTATCTACATCTCAACAAATTATTGACTACTATTTTAGTGGTTCTCTTGGAAAGATAAAGTTAAATATTCAATACAACGATTTCCAAAACTACATCCACTTTTCATCAGCCACCGAACGAGTTGAAAACTTTGTATATAAACTTCAACAAATTGAGGCATACAACTCACGAATTGATTTCTTAACAGGTGTCAGCGGTTCAGCCGCATTAACCAATATTTCACAATCAATTAGTCGTAGGGATAAAATAGTTGGCGCATTTGATGGGTTTGAATATTGGATGTATTATCAAGATACATCTTCAATCTATACACATTGGTCATCATCTGCCTTTACAATTACACCATATCCAAAAGTATCAACATTCCCATATGTTTTACAACCACTAACATCATCTCAAGCACAATCGTGGTATGCTGGGGTTCAATCATCAGCATCGTTGTATGACTCACAAAACCCGGCAAGACTTCGTAATTTTATTCCAATTCATCTACAAGAGGATGATAAAAATTCGGATTACATTACATTCATTGATATGATTGGTCAACACTTTGATATTTCGTGGACCTATATAAATTCATTAAGTGATATCAACAAAAGAGAAGAGCATCCGTGGGATGGTATGTCCGATGATTTACTATTCAATGTTGCAAAATCAATGGGTTGGTCTTTATCAAACGGATATGGTGATTCAGACTTATGGACTTATGTTCTTGGAACCAACCAAACAGGTTCGTTAGCTCAAACAGGTCAATTAAAAACCAAATCAAGAGAAAAAATTGTAAAAGAAACTTGGAGAAGGATTGTAAATAATTTACCATACATTTACAAAACAAAAGGAACTCCAAGGTCAATCAAAGCACTTCTCGCTACATATGGTATTCCACAAGCGTTCCTACAAATCCGTGAATATGGTGGTCCTACAATTATTGATGTTCCAAACCAATACGAACACGAAAGGTTTGTATACAAAGTAAACATTGATGCTCAAGCTGGAAAGTATATTGTAAACCCTTGGGGACAAATTCAACCCGAAGGTTATTCATCAAGATTTCCATATAGTATTGAGGTTATTGCAAAATTACCTGCAAGTATTGGTTCGGATGATGGTGGTGCAACTGGCGAATACACTATTTTTGATATGGTTGTTCCGGGAGAAAGGATGTCAGTTAAATTTAATGGTGTTAATTCTACTACTGCTAACTTTACATTAGTTTCTGGCTCAACCTCATTATTAACCACAAATAACTTTACTTGGAATGGTAGTAGAGATGTTGTAATAGTTTTAAATAACGATTCAACAACTACATCTTTAAGAGCGGCTATGCCGGATAACTTTGGTGGTATTCTTTCAAGTGTTAGTGCTTCGATAGCTACACCAGGCACTGTTACGGCAATTTGGGGGAGTAATGGTTCTTTAAATGTTGGTTCTCCAACTGATAATGATTACACTCAATTTAATTTACAAGAATTAAGATACTACTATAACACTATCAGTCAAGAGATTGTTGAAGACCACGCAAAAAATCGTGATGCTTACTTTATTGATGATAACACAACCGACCTTGATACGACAGGTTCATTGGTGACTTTATTGTATAGACAATTTTTTGATAGTAAATATGGTGGTTCAAATTGGAATAGTGGTTCATTACACCCAAACCAAGAAGTAACTACTACCTCTACTGGTAAAATTTTAAGTTGTTCATTTGGACCAAGTGTTTCAGCAGCTGACCTTGAAGGTGAGTTAGATACATACTACTCAAAGATTCCATCAGCAGGCGCATTAAATGTAAACAACAATAAAATTCGTATTGAATCATCAAGTCTGGCTGGTGTATTATCACCTGATAAATCACAAGAAAATAGTCAGTATGATTACGCTCCACTTGATTCAAACTTGGTTGGTGTTTACTTTTCAACTACGGATACTGTAAACTACGACATTTATAATTCCGAAGGTTATTTTGAAATTGATGATTGGGTTGGTGATACTGATGAAAGATACAATGAGTCATATCCACTTTTAAGATATAGGTCTCAAAACTACTTTGCTAAATACACAACCAAGACTGCATTAAATCTTATTTTAAGTTTATTGGCTAGATATGATTCATCTATTTTTAGTCAAATCAAACAAGTTCTTCCTGCTCGTGTAAATTATATGAGTGGTATCTTAATTGAACCACACATCCTTGAACGAAACAAATACAAAAGAAATCGTGGTATTACACGAGATTTCCATCAGTATGTTGGGACTATACCTTTTTATGTTGAATCAAACATCACCGCAAGTAGAAATGACTATGGATTTAGTAGTGGGTCTGGTATTGTAAATGATGGTGCTATTGATTTATACAACTATCTACCATCAACATACCAATATCAAATTGCAACTCTATCATCAAGTATTTCGTGTAGTATTGTTTCAACAAATGTAAGTGCTAGTGTTTTAAGCGATAATTTGGCTGGTGGTAATAATCAGTTTAATTTTACATCAATTACTACAAACGCTTCTTTACTATCGCATATAACATCAAGCATTCTTTGGGTTGTTGACAAAAATAACGAAATGGTATTTGTGAGCGGTGGTTTTTCAATTAGCGCAAGTGTTAGTTTAATAACTACGGATGATAGCCAAGGAACTATTGAACTTACAAGTGGATATACTATTGACGCTAGCTTCAACAGTCAAAACCGTGTATTCATACTATCATCAACTAATGACCCTACTCAAGATGAGTTTGCAGAATTTATATCATCAAGTTTAGTTTGTGACTCTGTAACCACTTATGTTAATAGAACAAATGGATATTGGGAATATTCACCAACCGGAAGTCAAGCGGTAAACGCTAGAACCACAAGTCAAGCGTTCATCGTTAATAGATTCTTTTCAACGGCTGGTTCCGCAAGTAGAAATGAGGCGTTCTCATCATCACTTTCGCCAGCGGATGTACAGGAATATCGTGGATTGTCAATTGAAAATCTATACTTCAATGGATGTAGAATTACTTCAGATTCTTTAACCACGGATTCAACGGATACACCAGATGGTGGTCCTGTAATTGAAGTAAATGTAGTTGATTCAAATACATTGGTTCTATCAACTAAAACAGCATTAGATGGTGATTTAAGAATAGGCTCAGCTGAACCAATTCAAACTATGGTTCCAACTGAATTAATTTCTTTACAAAATTACGAAGAATCCATTTCTCAAACATCAACTCAAAAAAGAAATGATATTGACACGGAACAAGCTGTATTGAATGCACCATTTATTTATACAATTCCATCAAGACCTTTGTATAGAGATGCTGTTTCTACACAACAACAAGTGGCAGGAAATGTGACAATTCAAACAAATTTTATACAACCACGAAATGGTTAAGTTTAATTTAATAAAAAAATGATATTTATATACATAAAATAAGGAAACACTATGGGATATTTAGATAATTCATCGGTAACTGTTGATGCGATTTTGACCAAAAAGGGAAGAGAACTTCTTGCACAAGGTCGTGATAAGTTTCAAATCACACAATTTGCATTAGCAGATGATGAGGTTGATTACAACCTTTGGAATCCAGCACACTCATTGGGCTCTGATTACTATGGCGCAATTATTGAGAATATGCCGGTATTAGAAGCCCTAACTGATGAAAACTACACTATGAAGTTTAAATTGTTGACTCTTCCAAAATCAACCATAAAACTTCCAATTATCGTTCCTTCAGTAACCACTCTTTCTTTGGAAGAATCCGGCATTACTTCTACTATCAACATCACAACCAAAAATGGTGGAAACTCATTATTAGGATACACCGCAGTGTTGTTAAATTCAGACGCAGCAAATATCGTTGGTAATCCTGGTGTTCCTGGTGGAACTTCTCCAAGTGTTAATACAACATCATACATCTCTAATAAGAGTGTTACGGTGGTTGGTAAAGACGCATTCACAATCACAACAAAAGTTCTTCCATCCGCTACCGCAATTACAACTCGTATTATCTTTATTGGTAATGAGACCGGCGGTAGAACCGAAGTAACTTTAACCGTAAACCCATTCACAGGTAGAGTGTTAAACACACGAACTGTCGCAGGACTATAAAATTAAAAAGGACAAAATATGTCAGATTCTCCAATTTTTTCTTTCAATAATCCAGCCGGTGGTGGTTCAACTGGAAATGTTGGTGGTGTAGGTGGTAATACCACACCATCCCCATCAGGAACACCACCAGCAAGCACCTTAACCGCTCAACAACTTTTGTCGTTTGACATTAGTGAAAATAGAACTCCTATTGTTCCTGCTGGCGCATACAATGTTGGTAATGGAAAAGTTTACACAGCATTCACTACGGATGATGTAGTTGAAGGTGGTAATCAAAGAATTACCCGTGGTTTGTGGAGTGGTAATGTTGGCGAATTAACTACGTTCTTCACTTCATCATTTCAGTCTGCTACTCAAAAATCATATTACTATGAAATTTATAATGGTAATCCATCCACTTCAACTTCAGAGCCTCAATTTTCGGTTGCATATGGACATAGATTGGGTAGTGGTTCATTAAGTACTGCGCCTGATTATGATGCTCCATCTAAAGCAATTTATGGTCAATATCAACAAACACTTTTACCATCAACCCAAACTCAATTTACATTTGGAACCGCAACTTCTGATGATATCTACGCTATTACAATTAATAGAGCAAGATTGAAAGATAAATTGGATAGAGGTAATTGGGAATTGGTATTATCAGGTTCTGGCAAAACACTTTATTTAATTGATGATAGTGGTGATGTAAATCAAAATTCATCTAATGACGCAGAATCATACAATGTTGTATCAGGTTCTCTTGCTAGTGGTGTATTTTCTACAACACAAATATTTGGAGCTGTATACCCACATAGAGGTGTAATTATCTTAAACCCAGCGGCTCTTGACGCTTCTGCTTCTTTGGGAACTGTTAGAACAAATAGTAATGCTCAGAATCATAATAAATTATTCCTTGCAATTAGTGGTGCTGCTGTAGCAAATTCAAGTAATGGTTTCCAAGCAAGAAACGAAGAAGAAGTTAAATCCACATTCTTTTTTACAAGGGTTAAAAACGCAGAATACAACTTTTCAAATAACCCATCCTATGTAACAGGTTCAGATGGTGACTTGGGTCAATCTACCTTTATTGGTGACCCAAAAACTTACATCACAACTGTTGGATTATATAACAACGATAATGAGTTATTAGCAATTGCTAAACTATCTAAACCAATCTTAAAGTCATTTTCAAACGAGGTCCTTGTTAAGGTTAAACTTGATTTTTAAAGATGTTTGTATTAAATGAGTATTGTATTCAAAAAAATATTCCAAGAGGGTTTACAACGAAGACCCTTTAAGGCTCACAAAAGATATGAAGTAACTAATGTAAATTACTCATCATCTTTTGGAATACAAGTATTACGAGCAATCAATCCAAATAATACGAAAGTAGAAATTTCATCTTCGGTCAATGGTAGTATTGCAGTAGACCCAAATACTCACTTCAACACAAACGCTTGGGGGTCAATGACCCAAGTATCACAAGAGGTTCTTTGGAGTTCTCTTAATCAAGTATTTTTCCAAGAATCAGATAAGACTTTATATGACACCGCTTCGGTGATGTCTATACCTGTAAATAAGTTTGGTGATGGTATTAAGCCCGGGTCGGTGTTTATTTTGGATAATTCACACTATCCATCAGCATCAATAAAATTATACGACCAATCAATGGATGACTCTTATGGCTTATTAATCGCAAGTGAATTAACCTCTTCAGTAAAAGTAAACCAATCAAATGTTGTATTAAAATTATCATTTGATTCAACGCGAGTTATTGACTCTTCAAATTTTCAAAACGAAATTATAGTGAGTTGATATGGCTTGGACTACTACATCTATAGGTTATTTTACTACCGATTCTGAAAACCTTTCGGTAGGAAATGGTGGAACCTTTCTTGGAGTTCAAAGTGGCTCTAAAAGCCTTAACGTAAATTTACCATTAACTTTAGATGATATATTCTCACCATCGGTTGTGGTATCCGCTTCAAGAACTCACCATGATAATCTTGTTTTAGATGGAATTACACTGTATGGTGGTGAATTAAGTAATGCTGCTGTAGTTGCTGATACAGCCGCTAGTGCTTCATTAGCAGCTGCTATTTCAGGCGGATTGTGGGCGGCTTCATCAAATAACTACTTTAGTTCATCTACCGATTATAGTGTTTACTATCCATTTGTTAATAGAAATACGGGTGTTACCTCAAGTTTAGCTAGAGTAACGGGATTTCAATTTCCCGGCTCTGGGGTTGTAACTCTTTTATTTGAAAACAATACTGTAACTTTTGAAGCCCTTGCTAATCTTATACCATCGTATGGTGTAAGTTACGCTGGTGAAATGACAGCTCCTGAGCGACTTGTGTATTTAATTGGTGATACTTCAAGTTTAAATCCAAATGAATTAGGATATCCGTTATCTTCAAGTTTGTCGGCCGGAACCTTTGGATATATATCACCCGTAGGACCACAATCTGGTGGAGGGGGTGGTGGTATTTCAACTACAAGTGGTGTTGGTGGAACTGGATATGCATATGTCTTTGGTGGTCAAAGTCAAAGTATTCTTGTAAGACATAATTCTAACTTTGATGTTTTTAATAAAAGAGATAATTGGGGTATTTCATTTTGGGCAAGTTTACCACCATCTCAATCTGGTACTGATACTGAAAAACTTATAGTATCAAAACACATCGCAGAACGATACATAAACGAAAATGGAACTATCACTACTCAAAACTCCGAAGTAGGTTCATACCCCTTTAAAGTGGGTGTTTATACTTCATATAGTGATGTAAATGGTAAAGTATTTTTTGAAACATCTGATGGAACTTCTACCAATCGTGTAACTTCATCAGCACAATACAACGATGGTTCATATAGACATTTTACATTTAACAAGACGGGTTCTCTATATGAAATTTGGGTAAATGGTGCAAGAGTAGCAAGTCAGTCAGTTTCATATCCATTTAATATCAATAACCAAAAAGATATTTTAATTGGCAATGATTCATATGGTGGAATTTCCGCATTTAGTGGTTCACTTGATGAATTTAGATTACATCGTGAAGCATTTACCACATCCGAAGTATCATCACTTGCTGACAATAATGTTATTAGTGGTTCATACCTTCAAAAAAATGATGTTGGGTATGTATTCTACAAACAAGGTATGATTGTAGTGACCGACCCAAGACCACGATATCAAAATGTTCTTTTGGGTGATGGTAATATTACATATACCACCTCTTCGGGTTATCAAGTTGATTATCGTTCAACAAAAGTCGTAGAAGAAATAGTTGCTCTTTGTGAAATTGGTAAAGAAGAATTTCTTGTTACATCCAATCCATCCGCAAGATATACCCCAAGTGAAAATGAATTTCAATTGGCTGAATTCACAACATCATCTTCATTTTATCCATATGTGACTACACTTGGGTTATACAATGATAGTGGTGATTTGTTGGCTACGGCAAAATTAGGGTCTCCCTTAAAAAGAAGAAATGATGTGGATGTAACAATTCAGGTTAAATTTGATATAGATTAAATAAAAGTTATGGCAAATGGAAATTGGAGTCATATCCAAAAGACCAAAGGACATAAGTCTGGTCTTGAAACTAAAATTAACGAACAGTTAAGAATTCAAGGAATTGATGGCGAATACGAGAAACACGAAGTATCATACACCATCCCAGCATCACATCACACTTATAAGCCGGACTTTAAATTACCAAACGGAATCTATATAGAATCAAAGGGGTGGTTTTTGCCTGAAGATAGAAAAAAACACTTACTCATCAAAGAACAACATCCTGAAATGGATTTGAGATTTATTCTTCAATCTCCAAATGGTAAAATTTATAAGGGTTCAAAAACTACTTATGCTCAATGGTGTGATAAACACGGATTCAAGTGGGCTAGTAAACAAATTCCACAAATATGGATTGAAGAAACCCCTAAACAAAATTTCTTTGATTTCTCATAAATATTTCGTATATTAGTGGTATGGAGGAAAGACTATTATCACTTTTAGAATCTATTCTTGGTAAATCCAAGAAAACTTCGGGCGACAATTACTCGTTCTATTCTCCATTTGTAGACCACTACAAAAGAAAATTAGAAATTAATATACGATTAAATTCCAAAGGAGAAAATCCTTGGCATTGTTGGATTTCCGATGAAAAGGGTAGAACAATCAAGTCACTTTTTAAAAAGCTTCGTGTATCTAAACAAACTTGGGATGAATACAATTCAATCTTCAGCAAGGTAAATAGATACGCAAGTGAGTATGAAACTGGCGAAGTTGTAGAGCAAGTAGAACTTCCAAAAGAATTTAAACCACTCTACCAAAAGTCAGACTCCATCAAGTGGAAACACGCTATGAATTACTTGTTAAGTAGGGGGGTTCGTGCTGAAGATATTGTTAAATACAATATTGGATATTGTGAAAGTGGTGAATACGATAATAAAGTTATTATACCATCCTATGATGGGAGTGGTAAGTTAAACTACTTTGTTGGTAGGTCATTTTATGATACAAAGTTTAAACACAAAAATCCAAAGGTTTCCAAAGACATAGTTGGATTTGATTTATTGGTTAATTGGGATACTCCAATTATCCTATGTGAGGGTGCGTTTGACGCTATTTCAATTAGAAGAAACGCTATACCACTTTTCGGTAAATCAATACAACCAAGTCTTGAAAAAAAAATACTTGGAAAATTGGTAAAAAAGTTGTATATTTGTTTAGATTCGGATGCTATAAAAAATTCCATAGGGTTGGCTGAAAAGTTTGTATCGTATGGAATTGAAACGCATTTAGTGGAGTTAAAAGATAAAGACCCATCTGACATGGGATATGAAAATATAAATAAACTTATTTACAATACACCATCCTTAACACTCCGAAGGTTGGTTGAGTTGAAGATGAACGGCTTATGAGTAAAATTAAAACTCTTAATATTGGTATAGAAAAGATTGGTAAGATTTATCACATCGCTGATGTCCATATTAGAAACCTAAAAAGACATTCCGAGTATCGTGATGTGTTTTCCCAACTTTATGGACAAATTTTGTCTACAATGGTGGAAAATGACATCATTGTGGTTGCTGGGGATATTGTTCACGCAAAAACGGATATGTCACCGGAAGTAGTTGATTTAACACAAGAGTTCTTTACTCGTTTATCAGACCTACTACCAACCATTGTAATTCCGGGTAATCACGATGCTAATTTAAATAATCCATCTCGTATGGACGCTTTACAACCTATTGTAAATGCGCTGAAGCTTGATAATCTATACTACCTTCGTGATACCGGCGTTTGGAAGATTGGTAATTGTTCGTTCTCACATCAGTCAGTATTTGATGAATCGCCGGGATTTCCACCACCAGTTGATATTGAAGGGTGTGACTATAAGATTGCATTATTCCACGGAGCAGTTGATAAAATTGTGACCGAGTTTGGGTTTGTAATTGAAAACAAAAAAGTTCTTGTAGATAATTTCAAGGGATATGATATTGTTCTTCTTGGAGATATTCACAAACCAAACAATGGTGTATTGGGTAATGATTGGATTAAGTATCCAGGTTCCTTGATTATGCAGAACCACGCTGAGTCGGTGTTTCCAGAACACGGAATTTTGATATGGGATGTTGATACAAAAAGAAACGAGTTTGTTCAGATTAAAAATCCATATGGGTATGTGACGGTTGATGTTGAGAATGGTAAGATTGTATCTAACTCACCAATTCCACAAAAACCACGAATGAGAATTCGTGTTAAAAATACCAAAGCTGCTGACCTAAACAAATTGATTGCAGAACTAAAGAAGGGTAGACAAATTCAAGAACTGACGGTTCAAAAGGTTATTACTCATAAGAATTCTAACGAAAGCGAAAAGATTGTTCTTCAAAATGTGCGTGATGTTGCATATCAAAATAAATTAATTGAAGAATACCTTTCGGATACGGAACACTTGACCGAAGACCAAATGAGTGTTGTAAAGGGAATTAACACGGACCTTAACGCTAAGTTGGGTAGTCACACTATCAAACTGAATTCTACTTGGATTCCAAAAACATTTGAATTTTCAAATATGTTTTCATACGGACCAAACAACATCATTGATTTCAGTAATATGAAAGGCGCGTATGGAATCTTTGCACCAAACGCAAGTGGTAAGTCAACCCTGTGGGATGCTTTGTCGTTTTGCATCTTTGACAAATGTTCACGAACCTCAAAAGCTGAGGATGTGATGAACTATTCTAAAAATTCGTTTGATTGTAAATTTACTTTTGACCTCAATGGTGTTGACTATGTAATTGAACGAGGTGCAAAGAAATCTCCAAAGAGGGGAACTGTAAAGGTAGATACAAACTTTTACAAAATAGAAAATGGTGTCATAGAATCTCTTAACGGAGAACAACGAAGAGATACAAACTTTATTATCCGTGAGTATGTAGGAACTTATGATGACTTCATCCTTACAGCAATGTCCACCCAATCAAACAATACTGGCTTTATTGACAAGTCACAAAAAGAACGAAAGGAACTACTTGCGCAATTTTTGGATATGGATGTATTTGAATCTCTTTACCAAATTGCAAGTGAAGAAATCAAAGAACTATCCGCTCTTCTAAAAGATTACAAGAATCAAGACCTTCCTACACAATTAGCTGACGCTGAGGACACTTTAACATCTATTACAGGTTCTTTAACCCAATTAGAAGATAAGCGTCTTAAATTGGATTCTCACCGAGATTCAATCAACACAAAGATTGAGTTTGAAGTTGGTAGTTTAAAGCCCGTTGATGATGTTGGTGATGTAGAACAATTAGAATCCCATTTAGAATCACTTAACAAACAACGAAAAACGCAAGAGACCGAATGTGGTATAAATTTTTCGGAACTTAAAAGTATAGAAGCCAAACAAGGAGATGTTGAGTCAAAGATATCTAATTTAAACATTGATGACTTAAAAGAAAAAAACGAACAATATAAAACTTACAACAATAAGTTTAATGAAATCGGAGTTCAACTTGATAAGTTAGAATCTCAAATGATTCACGCTAAAAAACATTTGGATGGCATTGGGTCTCTTACCTTTGATGATAATTGTGACCATTGTGTAAGTAATAAAAACACACCATTTGCAAAACAAGCTCAAACCCTTGAAGATGAACTACAAAAGCTTGGTAATGAATATAGTGAGTTGGTGACCAAGCGTATGGATGTAATGACACTACGAAATCAAAATGATGTAACCAAAGAACTAAAACTTTGGGATGAGCTTTCCGAAACTTCTTCTAAATTAGAAAAAGAATGGTTAAAGATTAGTCGTTCATATGAGTCGTGTTTGTCGCTTGTTAAAGATTATGATACCTCTATTAAAAATTTAGAAATTGATATTCAAAAAGCAAAGAACCAACAACAAGCGGTAGAGCATAACAAGTTGGTAAAAGAAAAGATACAATCTTTAAAAGGTAAAAGAACTGAAATTGAAGATTCAATAAAAGAAACTACCAACGAATTAATGCACATCAATTCAGAGATTAAGGTCGCTGAAAAAACGATTGAGAATGTTCACCAATCTTTGGAAAAACTTCGTGGTATGGAAACGAAATATGATGGTTATGAATACTACCTCAAATGTGTAAAGAGGGATGGTATTCCATACAATCTTATTTCAGAGGTTCTTCCAAAATTAGAAATGGAAATTAACAATATTCTTTCACCTATTGTAGATTTTCAAATTCTATTGAATACGGATGGTAAAAATATCAATTCATTTATTGCTTATTCTGATACTGAATACTGGCCATTAGAACTTACAAGTGGTATGGAAAAGTTTATTTCATCTATCGCAATCCGAACCGCTTTGATAAATGTATCTAATTTACCACGACCAAACTTTATTGCAATTGATGAGGGGTTTGGTTCATTAGACACGGACAACTTTAACTCACTCTATTTATTATTTGATTATCTAAAGACGCAGTTTGATTTTATAATCACCATTTCACACATTGACAAAACAAGAGATATGGTAGATTTCATTATTGACATCAATAAAATCAAAGGGTTTTCATCTATAAGATATTTATAAGAAATGGAGTAGTTAATGGGTTTACCGCTCAAAATAAAATCAAAACAAAATCTATCTAAATATAGAGTTTTAGTAGAAGATTCATCAGCAACATCTGATGAGTATTTTTCTATTGTAGAGTTTCCAGAATACTTGGGCGAGGGTAAAAACCTACTTCGTATTAAAACAAACCCAAACATATTTGAGCCCAATACTCAAATTTTTATTGAAGTATTAGACCCAAATGGAACGCCTGTATATTGGGAGATTCCAAATCATAGAGAAAATGATAATTCAAGGTTAATCTCTATTTGGGTGTATGGTGATAGAACTGACCGATATAATAATGGTAAGGGTATTGGTGAGATAATCTTACTTGGAACCTTATCAACTACATCGGATGGTAATCAAGTTCCTACTGATTTCAAAAAGATTCCAAATGTAAGGTGGAGACGTAAAGTTTCATTCGCACCAAATAAACCATCAAATGGTAAAATTGTATTTAAGTCTGATAGTTTACCAAAACTAGCACTGTCTTCAAGTGTTGATACATTTACCAATAAGATAGTATCAAATAATCAATTGGTTAGAGAAATTACAGGTTCATCCGTTTACTATAAAAAGTCAACATTTGGTGACACTGTATCTCTTGAAAGAGATGGTGGTGCTAACTTTAATAGTGAAATGGTTGGTGGTATTGTTTATGGTAATTTATCCACTACATTGTTTCCAAGATTGGGTGGTGGTCAATCACAACCAACAACATTTACAGCAAGTATTACAAATGTTGTAAGTAATCAAATTTTAAGAATCCAAAACCCACTAACTCAAAGTGATAATAGAACAAATGGTTCTATTCACACCTATGAATATTCGGATGGAATTATAAATGTAAATGTAGAATATTACTCTACCGCATCCGATACACAAACTCAAAACCAAATCGCGGTTGCAAATATAACCTTAACTAACCTTGACCCTATTGTAGGTAGAGTTCATTCGGTTAATACCTTACTTAAATCTCAAGGATTAACTTCAGCTGAATTTCAGTTAATATCAAATAATAGAGTAGAACCTACATCATCCGTATCATTCAAAGTTCCAATTCCAACGGAACAACTAAATGACCCAAAAACTTTAAAATTACAATTTTTAAATGTAGATGGTGTTAAATCAGAAACCGAACTTATTCAATCCGATGTTGTATTCGCAGGTGGTAATGTTTACATTGCAGGCGACCAATCCTTAATCACGGGTTCATTTCATATTGGAAACTCTATTGGAACCGGCATTGAGATGTCAGGTCATTCAAGTGGATACTTAAAATCAGTTGGATATCAAGGCATGACTTCAGCGTCTCTTGGTAAGGGTCCGGGCGGTTTCCTTATTTGGAGTGGTAGTGGTAATCTTCAAGTAGGAGTAGACCAATACCCCGGCGTAGGAATGGAAATGGTGTCCGCTGGTGGTTCATCGAGTTTCTTCTTTACAACCGCAGGTGGTGGTAATCTTAAAGTGATTACGGATGATTTCTTTATTGGAACCGAAACCACACAATTTATTAGTGGTTCAAATGGTAATATAGAAATCAGTTCATCATTCTTTCACTTAAATCCAAAAGATAGTGAAGCTATAATCGGTGGATTTGTTATAACTCCAACCGCAATAAGTTCATCACAATTTGATACCTCTGCGTCAATATCAGTTCCAAAACTTGCACTTAAATCAAATGGACAAATCACGGGTTCTAATGTTTTAATTCAAAGATTGTTGGATGGTGATTTTTATACTTTGTTTGATACGAACCTTGGTATTATAGACGCGAGAAATAATGGTAGACAAATTATATCAGATTATGCTGAATATGAGTGGACCGGTTCGGTTGAAACAAAAGTAGCAGAATATTATTTTCAACTAATGCCGGGTGAAAATCGGTTAGTATACGCATTTAGTCAGTTAGCTCATAGACAAGCAAGTGGTTTAACCGGTGGTTATGTTGAAGGAACTTGTAAAATGACTTTACAAATTCCAAACACCGGTTCGGTAAATTCGGGTCCGTTTGGATACACCGGCCCAACCGATGGAACTTTTTTTTATGATGGATTTGTAAACGCAACTGAATATACGGTATTTGAAAAATCATTGTTTAATATTGCAACAAACGACCACTATTCAAGTAGAACAAATCAGCCGGGAGAGCAAGGATTCTATTATGAAATACCAACGAATTTACAAGGTCGTTTAATTCGTGCAAATGTTTACTTAAAAACTTTAAATGTGGGAACGGGTGGAACAAGAAGTGCTGGAACTTTTTCAAGAATAAAAGGTCTTAGCGTAGTTTCAACAAGACAATTCGGTCAAAGAGCCGGTGATATTACGGAAGCACTTCCTGATTTAGGTATTGTGGGATTATAAAATTAGATACTTATTATTATGGGAAATTTAATTAAAGAGTGGATTAAAGGAATTCTTGTTGAAGAAGTAAAGCAACAAGTGGTAGTTTATGCTGGAAGGTTCCAACCATTCCACAAAGGACACTACGCTACCTACGAACATTTGGTAAAAAAGTTTGGTAAACAAAATGTGTTTATCGGAACATCAAATCAACAAGGTGGTCCAAAAAGTCCATTTAACTTTAAAGAAAAACGAGAAGTAATGATGAAGATGTTTAACATCCCATCATCACAAATTGTTCAAGTTAAAAATCCATACCAACCAAAAGAAGTTCTCGATAAGTTTGATTCCAAAACCACAGCGTTTATCACGGTAGTTGGTGAAAAAGATGAAGCAAGATTGGGTGGTAAATACTTTAAAAAATATGATGGTAGACCTGAAAGTGGATACCTTGATAGTGGGTATGTTTATGTAGCACCCGCACAACCCAATGCAATTAGTGGAACTGACGTTCGTAATTGGTTATCAGCCGGAGATGATTCTCAAAGAAAAGCTGGATTTAAAAAAGCATATCCAAAGTTTGACCCAAAGATTTATAATTTGATTTCAACAAGATTAATGAAAGTTGAATCTATTATGGAACAATTTTTTGAATCATTTGATATTAAATCACTTTTAGAAGGTTCTCTTTATGGAGCTGACGCTGGTGAGCCAGACACCATGTTTGTATTGCCAGGAAAAATTCGTAAACTTGGAATGAAAAACCCAGGTCAAAAAGATGATGTTTGGTTTGTAAATGGTGGTTGGACTCAAATGCATTTCCCAAAGGCTGATGTAATTATTGCTCCTGGTTCAAAAGGGTCATCTGATTACTATCAATACTCATCAAGAAGAAATATTCGTAATAATACGGACTTGGAAATTCCACCTGTTAGTAATGACTTTACAAGTGCAAAACAAGGTAGGAAACAAGTAGATGTTCAAGACCTGCAAACGGAAATAGCTATAAACCTTGGTCAAGAAATTATTGAATATACCATAGGTAAAAAAATAAATGAAACCTTAATATCAGAAAAAATAGGTAGCAGATTTTTACAATTTTTAGATAAGAGTTTATTGGTTGAAGGCGGTGCGTATGGACATATGGCTCACCCATTTGATACTGAAATGAATTTAACTTTTGGTGATTTAAAACAAATTATCAACGGAGCCCTAACAGGTGAATTAGAACTTGCAAGAGAAAAAACTGATGGTCAAGCCCTTGCGATTTCTTGGAGAGATGATATGGGTTTGATTGCAGCACGAAATAAAGGACATCTTGCTAATCGTGGTGAAAAAGCATTAGACATTAGTGGAGTCGCTTCCAAGTTTGGTGGTAGAGGTGGATTAACTGACGCATACAACTTTGCAATGAAAGACCTTACATCAGCAATCAAAGGTTTATCAAAAGCACAGAGAGACAAAATCTTTAAACAAGGTGCAAAGTTTATGAACCTTGAAGTAATCTGGCCAACATCGGTAAATGTAATTCCCTATGGTCAGGCCCTATTGATATTCCACAATACAACTGAATACAATGAAGCTGGTATAGCCATTGGCGCTGACCAAAGTGATGCAAAAATTCTTGCTGGAATGATTAAACAAATCAATCAAACTATTCAATCACAATATACTATTCAAGGACCGCCGGTGACTCAATTACCAAAGTCACAAAAACTTACTTCTTTAAAATCAAAGTTTGATGGTCAGTTGAGTAAACTTCAAAAAGAATTTAACTTGAAAGATACTGATGGTGTTGCAGAATATCACCAAAAGTGGTGGGAAAACTTTGTAGATACAAAATCACCATCAACACTTGATAATAAAACTAAAATGGGTCTTGTAAAACGATGGGCGTTTTATGATAAAGGATTTCGTTTAGATGGTAAAAGTATAGAAGACCCAAAGGTATTGTCTTGGGCTCAAGGTATAGACAAGAACGACCACGCTAAAATTCAAAAAGACAATATTAGACCATTTGAGGATATTTTCTTGGGAGTGGGTGCTGAGGTTCTTTCATTTATGAGTTCAGTTCTAACTGCAAATCCGGATACGGCTGTTAGAAGTATGAAAGACCGACTTGACCAAACAGTCAAGGATGTTCAAAAGGCGGGCGACCCAAAGAAAATTGCAAAACTAAAATTAGAATTAGAACGACTTGCTGCTATTGGTGGTAAAGACAAAATTGTTCCCAATGAGGGTATTGTATTTGTGTATAAAGGTAATACTTATAAACTTACAGGCACATTTGCACCTCTGAATCAAATTTTAGGATTGTTCTACGGAGATTGATAAATTAAAATAAAGTTATGACTAAAAAATTACAAAACATAAAGGCAATCAAAGAAATGATTGCCGGAACACATAGAACTCAAACAAAAACTACAATTGGATTTGAAACCAAAGATTATGTAAGAAGAGAAGTTGGAGAACAATGGACCGATGAGTTTGGTAATCAATGGGAACAAAAAAAAGGATACAAGGTTAAACTTGGTAAACTTTCAGAGGTCCGTAAAGAAGTTTCACAATTTTCAAATTGTCGTAAAGAAGTTTGCACTTGCGCTAATCCATCTCAAGCTGATAAAAAGATGATGGTGTATCACGGAATGTGTTTGGATTGTGTAATTGATATGGAACATCAATTAAAGATTGAAGGTAAGTTTAAAGAATACGAAAGAAGTAAGATTTTAGAAAATGCTAAAGCTTGGTTAAAACAAGCCGAAATAGAAAAAGAAATCTTAAAGACGGGATTGAAAGCTCAATACATCCTTGAAGATGGTCGTGTTGAAGAGTGGGAAGGTGGAATATCACCTGAAGAACTTGAAGCTAAAATTGATGCTGAATTTGAAAAGTTTAAAACGGAGTTTATCGCCAAGTTGGAAAACGGAAACGATTAACCATACCTATTTATTTTGTGAGGTATTATATGAAAAATAAAGAGTATTACATTCGTTTAGGTGAAGCAGTTGAACGGCTAGAAGAAAAAAACTGCCCGACTGACCCATCAAAGTGGTCTTATTACAAATCACAGGCGAAGAAAAAGTTTGATGTATATCCATCCGCATATGCTAATGGTTGGGCTTCAAAACAATATGGCGATGCTGGTGGTAGTTGGAAAAAATGTGCAAGTGAAGCTACTGATGCTCAAGAAACTGAATTTCATACACAACTTGACAAATTAGTCCACAAAACATTTGGTAAAAGCCCAGAAGAAAAAATGAACGAAAAATTTGATAAAACACATCTTGGTATTTTACAATATGCATTTAAAGATATTGATAGAATTAATCCATCAGAGCCCGCATATAAGAGGTTGGTTGATATGTTAAATAAATTATCAAAACAAGAACTACAACAAATTGCAGCGGTAGATATTAAGTTTCTTTCTCTTCTTGCAAAAAATCTTTTATCAAAAAAAGAATCAGTAAACGAAGGTAGAAAATCAAAAGATGGTGCTGGTGTACGATATGTAGAAGCTATCTATAACAATAGCGTTGGTATTGTCAAAATGGTTATGGATGAAAAAAAAGATGCTAAAGAAGTAGTTGATACAATGGGGCCGGTTTTAATTAACGCAATTAAAGCCACACTTGCACACAACTACAAGCCAAATCCACAACCGGCATATATTTTAAAAAGAGATTTACAACGTCTTGGTGATTTATCCAATCAACAAAGAATTGATGTATTTAAAAAGGGTTTAAAAGAATTATTAGCTGTTGTAACTGAATTGGTAAAACGACCAAGTCAAATGGGTGTTAAAAAGTTAGAGGAGAGATTCAGAAAATTGTGGAATAACGAATATGGTGCTAACATAGGTTTAAATGGAGAAGGGCCGCATGCGAATACTATCATTGAATCAGTAAATGAAGCAAGTATTGATGTTGATGTTTATAGAAAAAAACAAGCATTCGTAATTGGTCCTAAATTTGCTGAAGTTGCATCTGATAGTGATGTAGAATTGATGGCTCGTTTAAAGATAGTAAATAGCGAACATGAGTGGCAGTTAAAGCAAAACATTAAGTCAATGGACCACCTCTACAAAAAATACAAACTTCGCTCTAAAAAAGGTATTGAAGAATCCGTTGTAAACGAATCACATTTTCAAGTTGGTGACAAAGTAAAAATGTCTCATGGTGGTGTTGGTGTTGTTAAGTCATTAGATAAAGAAGATGGTGCTGATGATGAAAAATACTACAACATAGAATTAGCAAATGGTGAAGTAATGAAACACGCACCAAATGAATTAACACTATCAGTAAATGAGGGTGTTTCAAGGGATGCAGCTTACATTCACGGAATCCTACAATCAGGTCAAGATGCTACTCAAAATTTTATTGATGATAACGGATTGGATGGTGAAAAACTATCAGATTATGTGAAGGCTAATAGAAATAATATTGATGGGTATAATGTTAAACATTATATAAGTGGAGAAAGAGGTACTGTTGGTTCCGTTCCTAAACTACGTCAAGCATTTATTAAAAAATTCAAAAAAGGTAAATCAGTAAACGAATCATCAATGAGTAATATTGATATTATCGCTCAAGAAGCAAACGACTTTAAAGATTTTGTCAAAGAATTTTATAAAGAATACAAAGATTTTCCAAAAGATAAAGATACTATCAAATGGTTAAAGGGTGTTTATGATAATAGAAGCACAACCGAATCCATTGTAAATGAATCATCGGTTGAAATTGGTGATATTGTATTCTTCCCATCAGCGAATAGTGCTGCTACTGTTGTTGATAGATTTGGTAGAAGTGTAACCTTAAAGTTGGCGAATGGTAAAAAAGTTAAAACCGTGGTTGATAAAATTAAGTTATTGGCTCAAGATAATGTAAACGAAGGTAATGCATTTACAGGCGCTTTGTTTAACGCAAGAAAAGAAGGTTTAACTGAATTTGAATTCAACGGAAAGAAATATCCGGTTCACAAACTTGAAGAAGAAGAAAAAGAAGAAACTCTTGCTGAATCAAAATTGACCAAAGATTCTTTGAAGAAAATTATCAAAGAAGAATATCATAATGTAAAAACTTTCATGGAAGAAAAATATGGATTTACTCCTGAATTGGGTAAGGTATATTCTAATCTTGCAGCAAAACCTTTTTTAAAAGAAGAAGAGGAAGAAATACTTGATGAGTATGATGTAGAAAACTATCAAGACCTAAAAGAGTTTGTTCAGTTTATGGCTGAATACAAAAGTGACATCAACGAGGCAGAATATCAAGGTAGAAAAGTAAAACTTGGTAAGATTATGCAAGGTGATGTTAAGAAGTTCAAAGTGTATGTTAAAAATGACAAAGGTAATGTTGTTAAGGTAAACTTTGGACAAGGTGGTGATGCTAAAGGTGGAACGATGCGAATTCGTAAAGACAATCCTGAAGCAAGAAAATCATTTAGAGCTAGACACAATTGTGATACTCCAGGACCAAGATGGAAAGCTCGTTATTGGTCTTGTCGTAAGTGGTAATTATTAACATTGAATTACATACTTATTATTAGTTTAATTAAAATTTGGAAAAAACTATGGAAACATTAAAGAAAGCTTGGAATTGGTTGCTTGGTAAAACAACAATTGATGAAAAAATCAAAAAAACTGCTGTTGAAATTAAAAAAGAAGTAGCCGAAGTAAAGGTTGCTGTTGCAGAAGCAAAAGTTGCTGTTAAAAAAGTAATAAAAGAAGCTTCTGATGTGGCTAATGTGGTAGAAAAAGCTGCTCCTAAAAAGAAAAGATACTACCCAAAGAAAAAAGCTGCTCCTAAAGCTGCTGCTAAAAAATAAATGAAACGATTCAATACTCAACAAATTGTAATTCTTGCTTTATTAGCATTACTAGCATATCAATTCTTTTTTGCTGGCAATCGTTACAAAAAAGATTACGAAAGAATGTTGAGAGAGCGTGAACAAGAATACAACACGCAGATTGAAAAGTTGGAAAGTCAATCGGACTCTCTTTTAAAAATCAATAAAGATATTGAAAAAGAATTAAAGAGAATTGATGTTCAGATTGATAAAAAAGATACTCAAATTAATAAGTTAAGGAAACAATATGAAAAAGATGTTGCTAAGCTTGACGCTATGTCTGATAACGACATTGCCGACGCTTTCACAGACGCTTTCAACTGAACCTAACTTAATTGCAGTTCCAAGAGCCACTCTTGAAAAAGCATTAAAAGTAAAAGCAGAGCGTGACTTGTGTGTTGAAGAATTACGACTAACACAAGGAAAAGTTGTTTTATACTCAAAGTCTATTGATTTATATAAAGTTGAAGTTGAAAACTTAAATAAAATTATCACTTCAAAAGATTTGGTTATTGTAGAAAAAAACAAAGTAATTTCTCTAAAAGAAGACCAAATTAAAGTTTTAAAAAGAGAAAAATCTTCTAAAATGTGGCAAGGTCTTTTAATTGGATTTGCTGGCGGAGCGGCTACAGTTACATTATTGCTTGCTCTATAAATAAAAATATATGGCAAAAAGTTTAAAGGAACTTATTAGGGAAGAGTATATTAAATGTGCTAAAGACCCAGTGTATTTCTTTAAGAAATATTGCTATATCCAACACCCCCACCGAGGTAAAATTCTTTTCAATCTTTATGATTTCCAAGAAGATTTGATGAGGGAATTTGATGACCACCGATTTAATGTAATCCTTAAATCTCGCCAGTTAGGTATTTCTACTCTATCGGCAGGATATTCTTTGTGGATGATGTTGTTCCACGAAGACAAAAACATATTGGTAATTGCAACCAAACAAGAAGTAGCAAAAAACCTTGTGACTAAAGTAAGGTTTATGCACGAAAATTTACCAAGTTGGTTAAGAGGTCAAACCGAAGAGGATAATAAACTTTCTTTACGATTAAGAAATGGTTCTCAAATCAAAGCAACATCAGCAGCAGGTGACGCAGGTCGTTCCGAAGCTCTTTCAATGTTGATTATGGATGAGGCTGCGTTTATTTCCAATATTGAAGATATTTGGACTTCTTCTCAATCAACCCTTTCTACTGGTGGTAAGGCCATTGTGTTATCAACTCCAAATGGTGTGGGTAATTGGTTTCACAAAATTTGGTTAAAAGGTGAGGCTGGTGATAGTTGGAATCCAATTAAACTTCACTGGACAGTTCATCCTGAACGAGACCAAAAGTGGAGGGATAGTCAAACAAAATTACTTGGTGAAAAAGGTGCAGCACAAGAATGTGATTGTGACTTTATCAGTTCAGGTTACACGGTAGTTGACTCAACAATCCTAACTTGGTATACTGAAACTTACATTAAAGACCCAATTGAAAAACGAGGATTTGATGGAAACTATTGGTTATGGGAATATCCAAATTATTCTCGTGACTATGTGGTGGTTGCCGATGTCGCTAGAGGTGACTCAACTGACTATTCAGCGTTTCACGTTATTGATGTTGAAACTGTAGAACAAGTTGCGGAATACAAAGGCAAGATTGAAACCAAACAATATGGAGCATTCCTTACATCCGTTGCTGCAGAGTGGAATAATGCAATGTTGGTGGTTGAAAATGCAAACATTGGTTGGGCTGTAATCCAAGAAGTTATTGATAGAAACTATACAAATTTATATTACTCGTATCGTGATTTAGGTTATATTGATGAAGATATTCATCTTCGTAGGGGTTGGGATTTAAAGAAAAAAGAAGATATGGTTCCGGGCTTTACAATGTCCTCACGAACACGACCTTTGGTGATTTCTAAACTTGATACCTACATGAGAGAAAAGACACCAATCATTCACTCAAAGCGTCTTATTGATGAACTATTCGTATTCATTTGGAATGGTAGTAGAGCAGAAGCTCAACAAGGGTATAATGATGACTTGGTTATGTCGTTCTCCACAGGACTTTGGGTAAGAGACACCGCATTAAAATTAAGACAACAGGGTATAGATTTAAGCCGTACAGCATTAAGTCACATTTCAAAAACAAATGGTGGGGTTTACAATGCAAGAATGGGTCAACACAACCCTTGGGTTATTAAAGATGGTCGTGGAAACGATATTGATATGACTTGGATACTTTAATTTGGTAGTGTGGTTTATTTTTTGTATATTTATAGCTTGTAAAAGTATACTCTTTTAGTTAAGAAAAACATTATGGCAGATAATTCATTATTTGGAAAACTACAAAAACTATTCGCTACCCAAGTCATCGTAAGAAGAGTTGGTAAGAATCGTTTACAGACTGTAGATTCGCAACGACTTCAATCCCAAGGTAACATCCGTGGAACATCGTATTACGATAGATTTGGTCGTTTACATACATCTCGTAGAAATTGGGAAACCTATAACCAACAATTCAACTATCACTCAAATAAGTTAGAACTATATACTGACTATGAGGCGATGGACAAAGATTCAATCATCACTTCTATTTTGGATATCTACTCCGATGAGTGTACTCTAAAGAATGATATGGGTGATGTAATTCGTATTAAATCTTCGGATGAGACCTTAAAGAAAATCTTACACAACTTATTTTATGATATTTTAAACATTGAATTTAACCTTTGGGCTTGGGTTCGTGGTATGAACAAATATGGTGATTACTTTTTATATTTAGATATTGAAGAGGGTGTTGGTATTGTAAATGTTCAACCAATTTCAGCATACGAACTTGAGCGTGAAGAAGGATTCAATCCTGATAACCCTTATGAGGTTAGGTTCAAGTTAGCAAGCATGAGTTCTTCTACCAATTTTACATATGGTAGTAAAGACAAACACACTTATTTCCCATTTTATCAGGTTGCGCATTTTAGATTGATGGCCGACTCAAATTTCTTACCATATGGTCGTTCTTTGTTAGAGGGTGCTAGAAAAACTTGGAAGCAATTGACTCTTATGGAAGACGCAATGATGATTCATAGAATTATGAGAGCGCCTGAAAAAAGAATCTTTAAAATTGATGTTGGTAATATCCCACCACAAGAGGTTGACCAACATATGCAGAACATTATTGATGGAATGAAAAAAGTTCCATACATTGACCCGAACACAGGTGATTACAACCTCAAGTTCAACATGATGAATATGTTAGAAGATTACTTCTTACCGGTTCGTGGTGGTCAAAGCGGAACTGAAATTGATTCTTTGAGTGGTATGGAGTTCGGTGGTATTGATGATATTGAATACCTGAAGAATAGAATGATGGCTGCTTTAAAAGTTCCTAAAGCATTCATCGGATACGAAGAGGGTGTAGAAGGTAAAGCAACCCTTGCTCAACAAGACATTAGATTTGCAAGAACTGTTGAAAGAGTTCAAAAGATTGTTCTATCAGAACTTACCAAAATCGCAATCGTTCACCTTTACTCACAAGGATACGAAAACGAAGACCTTGTTAACTTTGAATTAGAGCTTACAAATCCATCTATTATCTACGAACAAGAAAAGATTGCTTTACTTTCTGAAAAAACAGCTCTTATAAGAGACTTGAAGGATTTGAAGATGATTTCACAAGAGTGGATTTACAAAAATATCTTTAATATGTCCGAGGATGAGTGGGAAGTAGAACAACAAAGAGTAATTGATGATTTAAAGTTATCATTTAGACACGAACAAATTACCACCGAAGGTAATGACCCTGCTAAAACAGGTGAATCGTTTGGAACTCCACACGACCTTGCTGTGATTTCTCAACAAGGTCAAGAAGAAGAAGGTGGTTCGCCTGAAGGTGGATTTCCTGGCGCTGGAAGACCTACCGAAGGTGGAACCTATGGAACTGACCAAGCAAATATGGGTAGAGACCCACTTGGTAAACAAACCGACATTAGTAGAGACAGCACATATCATACTTTTAGAAAAGGACCAATGGCGGTTGAATCCCAAAACGCATTGAATTCTTCTTTAAAGAAAATGAAGGTTAAAACTAAATCTATGATTATGGAATCCTTAAAAAAAGAGTCTAAACCTGAAGAATCTGGGTTATTAGATGAGTCACAATTGTTAGATGATACGATTTAACCTACAATACGATATTTATTTATTAGAAAGTCAAATAAAAGGTTTGAAATGGGTAAACTAAAACATAGTAAGTTCAAAAATACAGGTATTTTATTTGAGCTACTGGTGAGACAAATTGCTGCTGATACATTGGGTGGCAAAAACTCATTGGCGCTTGAAATTATAAAGTTCCACTTTAAAAAAGGAACTGAACTAACTAAAGAATTAAATTTTTATCAAACGCTTCAAAAAGAAACATTTGACACTCAATACAAAGCTCAAGAATTTGTTAATATTATTTTAGAGCAAAGAAGAAATTTAAACGAATCACTTCTTCGTAGACAAAAATATAATCTTATTAAATCTATCAAAGAATCATATAAGATTGATGACTTTTTTAAATATCGTGTAAACAATTACAAAGAATTAGCATCAACCTATAAATTGTTTGAATATAAACAAGAAAATTCTCCAAAAGAATGGGTTGATTGTAAGAATACTATTTTTGAAAGTATTATTACCAAAAAAGAGCAATTGATAGAAGAAAAAATTAACGAAGAATACACAACCCAACCAAAAGAAGTTCGTTTATTGGCTTACAAATTCTTGGTTGATTCGTTTAACGAAAAGTATTCAAGTTTAACTTTGGAACAAAAGAATGTATTAAGAACATACATCAATAACATTGATAATTCAGAAAAATTAAGAAAATATGTTATTTCCGAGGTTAAAAAATTAAAGACCGCATTTGGTAAAGTAAAAGTATCAGATAAGGTTGTATCTATTAAGTTAAATGAAACCATTAATTTAATGGAAAACATTGCAACATCAAAGATAATCAGCGAAACACAGGTTCTTTCCTTATTAAGATACCACGAATTGCTTGAAGAGGTGAGGAAACTAAAATGAGTAGATACTTACTAAAAGAACTTGAAGATAAGTTTAATGAACTTGAAATTCAACAAGAAGAAGATGAGTTGGATGAGGCAAATGTAACTGCAAACCTTGATGGTGGAGCAGGTCCCCCAAGAACACCATACGCTTTTGCTAAAAGTGAAGATGATATGGATGATGACCACATTGAGGTATTGGGATATAAAAAATCAAAAAAATCAAATAAACATTTTGAATCAGTATTAAAGATAGATTCTCAATTAGAAAATTTGATTGAAGCAACCTACCGTGCTTATAGAAAAGATGAGTCAATGTCTGCAAAGAAAAAAGTAAACATTGCTATTAAAGAAATCAACCGTAAACTTTACGAAGTAGAACAATTGGTAAATCAAAATACCAAACTTAAAACCGAAATGGGATTAAGTCAAGGTCAGTATTGGGAATCTACAAAAATTAGATTTGGTAAGATTTCTGAACGAATGTTAAAAATTTCTCGTAAGATTAAAGAGCTAGGGTCGTAATATGTCTTGCGGATGTGAAAAGAATCAAGTTAATGAAGCTTTGGAGATAGATGATATCTCTCAAATCAGATTGTTAATTCGTAAAGAATTAGCTAAAGTGTTTCTTGACCTTTACCGCAAAAAACAAATCTGGGAAAAATAATGAAGCAATTACTCATTGATGTTAGTTTATTTGAGATTACACCTCAAATCTTAAAAGAATCACTTAATAAAAATGGTAGATTTCTTGTAACGGGTGTATTACAAAGAGCCAACTCAACAAATCAAAATGGTAGGGTTTATCCAAAAAATATCCTTGAACGTGAAATTGAAAAGTATAAAGGTAGAGAAATCAGAGAAAACAGGGCGTATGGTGAATTAGACCATCCTGAATCGTCTGTGGTTGAACTAAAAAATACATCTCACATTATTCGTGATGTTTACTGGAAAGGTGATGATGTAATGGGTCAAGTTGAAATTTTAAACACGCCTACTGGTAGAATTTTGCAAGAAATAATCAACGCTGGTTGTACTGTGGGTATTTCTTCAAGGGGCATGGGTTCGGTTAAGCAAATCAAAGAAGATGGTACAGTTGCCGTTGAAACTGATTTTGAATTAATATGTTGGGACTTTGTTTCTAACCCATCAACGCATGGTGCTTTTATGAAACCTACAAATGAAGGGGTTATTAATGAATCACTTCAAAGAAAACAAACTAATTATAATAAGGTTAATACACTTATGAGAGATATCATCTGCGAAGTGGGTGGATATTGTGAGTGTGATTTTGGAGATATAAAATGAAAATGATGTCATTATTAAAAGAAGATGTTAGTAAATATACTAATGCTGGTATTAGCAAATTCGCAGTAGCGATTGCTTCATTAACTGCAACAAGACCTGATGCAGTTCAAAAATTCGTTGATACTAACGAGTTGAATATTGAAAAATTATACCAATTTCTTAAAAAAAGTAAGCTAGATGGTAAAATGGATTTTGTAACTGCACTTGTAGGTAAACCTAATAATCCTATCCAAAGGAAAATGATTAAAATGTTTTCTGAATCAGTAAACGAAGAACAAGACCACGAAGTGAAAATGTCTCAAAACTCATTAGATTCAATTATCAAGTACGCTACTGAATTGAAGCAAAAAATGGGTGAGATGGAAAAAGATATTCCAGCTTGGATTCAGAGTTACATTACTATGGCTGATGAATATATTTCACAAGCATCTTCAAACTACCACGAATATGGTAGTGGTATGAACGAAGGTAAATTAAATGAAATGGACCGCCAGTTAAATGTAAAAGTTAACAAAATGTTAGAACGTGAACTTGGTGATTTAAGAAAAGGTGGTCCAAATCATCAATTTGCAATAATGTATATTTTACAGGGTGCATTAACTGATGCTAACTTCCATTCAACATCAAGGAAGGTTCCATCACTTTTTCCAAGAGCAAAATACGAAGGTGACCCAATGGCGGAGAAGGACCTTATACAAATGTATGAATATGATTTAGGTCCAAACATTGCGGCTCTTGCAAAATGGGATGGTAAAGACATCGTAGACGCAATTGGATTTTATGTATCAATGACTATTGGTAGACCAATGGGTGAAAAAATTGAAAAACTTGTTGAAGGTAAAAAATAAGGATAGCTAAAATGAAAAAGTTAACACAATTACTTAAAGAATCACAACATTTAGATTATCGTAGGATGAATGTAGGCGAAGATGAAGAAGGTCAAGGAATGACCAAAGAAGAAAAGCGTGCATTCGTTGAAGCTGTTGCTGCTTACCGCCAATTAGGTGAAATGATTTCACACAAAGGTAATATTTCAGAAATCCACGATTCAATCAAAGGTATTGTTGAAAACGCAAATAACCTTACCTTAAAAGAAACCGGTGATTGGTTTGATAGAGTAACTGTTCAGAGACATATGAAATCTATGAACGAATCATTCAAGGTTTTCTCAAACACAATCAAAGAGGTATCTACCTTACAACAAAGATTAGAATCATCTTACGATGAAATCGGTGAGGTTCTTGGTAAATACTACGAAATCAAAGAAGGTAATGAGTTTGGTGCTGAAAGAGCAAAAGCTATCGCTGCTGGTGATGATTCATTTGAAGTTGATGGTAAATCCTATAAAGTAACCGGTGTAGACGCTGAAGACAAGAAGAACGCAGACGAGTTCGCTAATGAGTCTATGAAGCTAACATCTTTAATCAAACGAAACGAAGAATTAACAGGCAAACAAAAAGAGTTGGATGTTGATAGTGATGGTGACATTGAAGCTGATGACTTGGCTGATTTAAGAGCTGGTAAAAAAGCAGATGAATCAGTAAACGAAGAAAGAGATTCTAATTTATTTTATGTTTTATATCAAAAAAAAGATGGTAAGTTTTCAAAACCACAAGCAGCAGGATATAAAAGTAGAGAAGATGCTGAAAAGTTTGCAAAATCATTAAACAACCACTCCACAATGATTCTTGACAAAAATGATTGGGCAGGTGTTAGGGGTGTTAAAGTAACCAATGAATCAGTAAACGAAGGCGTTTCTTCTACTGATATGGATAAAATCAAAGGGGCAGTTGAAGCAGCATCTTCATTTATGAGTGTGGGTAGTGAGTTAAAGAAATTAGGTATGAAATATACTTTCGCTACCGAACCATTACCAATTTATATTATACAACCAACTCCAAATAACAAAGTTGCTATTGTAAATAAGAAATATGCATCTAAACCTGATTTTGTGGTTGGTGATATTGCAGTGGGTATAATGGAAGGAAAATTAAACGAAGAAGAAATCAAGTGGAACGCTGTTGAAAACGCAATCATCAACTTCTTAAAGATGAACACCAAAATTTTGGATAAAAGAGTTCAAGCTAAAGATACTGATGGAGTTAAAGGTGGTTTAAAATCTATTATTAATGGATTAGTTAATGCACAACGAAATTTAAAACTTGAATCAGTAAACGAAGCTGCATATACTGTAAAAGCTGAAAACCCATATCAGTTTGTAAATGGTGCATACGCAGTTTTAAGTGCATATTTGAGAGATGAAGAACTTGGACCAAAGGGTAAAAGAGAATTACAAGATATCATAAAGTCATTGGAATATATGAGAAAATATTTTTACTTCAAATTGAGTGAATCACTAAACGAAGAAAAATATACTGTGATTGACCCTATGGGAAATCAAAAAGGTGTTGGTCCAAAAATACAAGCCATATCAATGGCTAAGAGATTGGGTGGTGAAAAGACAGGACACTTTGTAGTTGCTAACACAAATGCATTAAAAGCAAGAAGAGCATTAGAAAAGTTTAAAGGTGATTTTAAAAATCCAAAACTTAAAGATATGATGATGAACCTTTACTATGAATCAGTAAACGAACGGATTGTAAAGGAAAAGGTAAAATGAACGACACTAAAGTTCTACAAGACCTATCAGTTGAGTTTTCTCAAATGATTAAGAAAAACTTATCACAAATTAAAAAGTTATCCCCAAGTGCTCAAAGAGGATTAGGAAAACTTTTTTCTGATTTTAAAAATGGACTTGATGATTTAAGTTAAAAAATTATATTTATTACAATATAAAAAACAAGTTATGGAAGAAAACAAAAAACACAAAAAGGTTAGAAAAACCGATATGATTATTATTGGAAGGCCCAACGCTGTAAGGGTAGTAAATAATAATATAGAAGCCGCTTTACGATTCTGGAAACGGAATATGAAAGACAATGGTAAAATTGAATGGATTAAAGAAAATCGTGAGTATACAAAACCTACCACGAAAAAAAGAGAGCTACGAAATCAAGCACTCCGTGCAGAGTGGACGCGTCGCCAACAACAAGAATAAATGGTAAACACTTTATTGTTTCAATAAAAGTTCCCATATTTATTACTAAAAATGTAGCCCCCTAATGGGCTATAACTTTATTTAAAATTATACTATTAAGGTTCACGAATAACCTTACTACCCCAAATAATAATTTAGGAGTTTAAAATGGCAAAATCAAATTTGCTCAAAGAAGCTATCGCTGATGCAAAAGCTGTCAAAGAGACTGCTTTAGCTAACGCTCGGTTGGCTTTAGAAGAGGCATTTGCTCCTCGAATTCAATCAATGTTATCCCACAAGTTAGCTGAAGAGCTAGAAGATGAGGATGAAGATTCAATGGAAGAAGAATTAGATTCATCAGAATTAGGTACAGGCGACAACGCTGAACCATCTGCTGATGCTAACGATTCATCTGATATTGAAAATGATACAGACTTGGCTGAAGAAGAGGATACAATGTATTCTGGCGAAGACCGAATGGACGCTGAAGAAGAAATGGACATGGCTGCTGATTCTGGTGATGGTGAAGAGTACGACTTAACAGGTAACGAAGAAGAAGATACCGAAGAAGATGACCTTGACCTTGAAGCAGTAATCAGAGAGTTAGAAGACGCAATGGCTTCAGACGATGAAATGACCGAAGAAGATGAAATGGAAGATGAAATGACATCTGAAGAAGATGAAATGGAAGATGAAATGACATCTGAAGAAGATGAAGAAGAACTTGACATCAACGAAATTATCCGCACATTGAAAGAAATGGAAGGTGAAGATGAAGAAGAGATGACCGAAGAAGAAGAAGACGCTACTGAAGGCTACAAAGAAGAATTGGAAGAAGCTTATAAGACTATTCAGTCTATGAGAAAAACCATCAACGAAGTAAACTTACTTAACGCAAAACTTCTTTACACTAACAAGTTGTTCAGAACTTTCGATTTGAATGAATCTCAAAAAGTTAAAGTTATCGAAAATTTCGATAGAGCTTCAAACTTGAGAGAAGTAAAATTAGTATTTGCTACATTAGGTGAAAACTTAAATGTTGCTAGAAAAAAGAAAACAGTTGTCAAAGAATCACTCGCTTCTAAACCTATGAAGTCAACCGCAGCACCAAGAAAGATTTTATCTGAAGGTGACGCAGTAGCTGAAAGATTTAAGAAGTTAGCTGGTTTAATCAAATAATAAAAATCAAAAAAAGAAAAGGATTAAAATGAAAGTAAATAACATTTTAGCTGAATCTGCTGGTTTCAACAAGAGAATGTCTGAAGAGACTAAAGGTGTCGTATCTAAATGGGTCAAGACTGGCCTTTTAGAAGGATTATCTTCAGACTTTGAAAAAGCAGGCATGGCTACTCTACTTGAAAACCAAGCAAAACAATTAGTATCTGAAGCATCCGCTACAGGTCAATCGGCAAACTCTGAAGAATGGGCTGGTGTAGCTCTTCCTTTAGTTCGCCGTATATTCTCTGAAATCGCAGCGAAGGAATTCGTTTCGGTTCAACCTATGAATCTACCATCAGGTCTTGTATTCTACTTGGACTTCAAGTATGGTACAGGTCAGCCCGGTTTCACTACCGGTTCTGGTAAAGATTCACAATCTGACTCTGTGTTCGGTGTTACCGAAACCGCAGGTCAAGCTACTGGCGGTCTTTATGGTGCTGGTCGTTTTGGCTACTCCATCAATGATACATCCGTAACATTTAGTGCTTCTGGTTCGTTTACACCAGCTACTGTTTCAGCTTCAATTGCAGCTGTTGTACCAGGTTCAGCCAGTGATTTAGATGAGTTTGATTATGATACAGCCTTTACATCAGCTACTGGTGTTACTGGTTCAACTGCATTTTCAAAAGTAACAATTGCTTTAGCCGGATTAACCAATCCTGATTTGGAAGGTGTTCGTGCATTTACAATTGAAGGTACTGGAATTTCTCAAGTATTCCCAGAGTTTACAAAGAATATCAACAATACAACGCTTTCGTTTATCGTAAGTGGTTCTATTGAAGCTACATCTGCTGTAAGTAGTCTTGTGGTTAAATACCAAAAGCAACCAACTGACATCACTCGTGGTGATTTTGAACAAACCACTTCTGGTTTTGCTGTAAATCCAGAAACCGATTTAGGTATTCCTGAATTGAACGTAGAGCTTCGTTCTATTCCAATCGTTGCTAAGACTCGTAAGTTAAAAGCACAATGGACTCCAGAATTCGCTCAAGATTTGAACGCATACCACTCAATTGATGCTGAAGCAGAATTGACTTCAATGTTATCTGAATACATTTCTCAAGAAATCGACCTTGAAATCTTGGATATGTTACAACAAAACGCATTAACTGAAGGTCACTGGTCAGCTAAAATTGGATTCCAATGGAATGGTTCAAACTTTGTAGATGCTGCAACCAATGGTCAAGCTTACACTCAAGGAACTTGGTTCTCAACATTTGGTACGGTTCTCCAAAGAGTATCTAACCAAATCCACACCAAGACTATGAGAGGTGGAGCTAACTTTATGGTGGTTTCTCCTGATGTTGCTACAATCTTGGAATCTATCCCAGGATTCGTATCAAATGGTACGGGTGAAGCAATGCAGTTCGCGATGGGTGTATCTCAAGTAGGTTCATTCGCAAACCGTTACACTGTTTACAAGAACCCATACATGCAATCTAACGTAGTATTGATGGGCTTCAAAGGTTCACAATTCTTGGAAACTGGCGCTGTTTACGCTCCATATATCCCATTGATTATGACTCCGTTGGTGTACGACCCGAAAAACTTCCAACCTCGTAAGGGTGTAATGACTCGTTACGCGAAGGAAATGATTCGTGGTGAGTTCTACGGTAAAGTGTTCGTTCATGGTTTAGAAACTTTATCTTAATCTGATAAAGTTATAAACTTTGATTAAACTTAAAGGGGGTCTTCGGACCCCCTTTTTTGTTATATACAAGATATTTATATTAAAGGTTTTGTAATACTAATTTATCTATAAAGGATTTATGGAGAATACGGAAAAAAGAGTTCCAAAAGGTGATATTAAATTTTCAATCACTTTATCCGATGAACAAAAACACGCTAAAGCAGAAATTCTTGAACATCCATTTAATTTTGTTTTAGGAAAAGCAGGAAGTGGTAAAACCTTACTCGCAGTTCAGATTGCATTGGATTTATATTTTAAAAGAAATATTAACAAAATAGTAATCACGAGACCTACTGTTTCTAACGAGGATAATGGATTCTTACCTGGGTCTTTGGAAGAAAAAATGGAACCTTGGTTAGTTCCTATTCGTTCTAATATGAGAAAGGTATATAACAAATCTACAATATTAGAAGCAATGGAAAAAGATGAAAATATTGAATTAGTATCTTTAACACATTTTCGTGGTAGAACTTTTGATAATTGTATATGTATAGTAGATGAATTTCAGAACTTAACTAAAAATCAATTAGCAATGGTATTGGGTAGATTGGGTAAAGGGTCTCGTATGATTCTTACCGGAGACGCACAACAAATTGATTTAAAGTTCTCAAATGATTCTGCAGTACACGATGTTGCAAAATTAAAAGAATCAAAGTTTGTATACACGGTCAATTTAAAAGATAACCACCGACACGAAGCCCTTGATGAAGTTTTAAGACTATTATATTCATTCTAATTAGTTATGGTGAATCTCTAACTATTTATTGATTAGAGATACTATTTTATTTAAAGTTGGAGAACTTGTATGGCCAATTACACAGGGTCTTTTAGTGGTTCATTTCAGGGAACAATTAGTGGTTCACTACTTGGTAGTGGAATCGTATCTGGTTCACCGCAAATTGATTTCAATGATATTGTTAACAAACCAACTACAATACAACCATTTCAGGCAAATTCTATTGTTTCAAACAATAGGTTTAGGGAAGTAACATATCCTGCAATTTCAGCATCTACTTCTACAAGATTTACTACGATTGAGGCTAATGTAAGCACACTATCTGGTCAAATACAAGCGGCAGTATCAGGCACAGTCCCTCCGGGAACAATTAGTGGTTCTGCTCAAATTGCAGCATTTGGATATTTAACATCCGCTTCAGCGGCTGCTGCAGGATTTGGTAGTGGTGGGGGCGGCTCAACTGATATTTCAGCTTTAAATACCTTCACAGGTTCTGCTCAAACATCTTTAACAGCCCTTAACTCTGCTACAAGTTCTTTCATAACAAATGGTCAGACATCATCAATGTCGGTTGCTACGGCTTCATTTATAAGTTCTACATTCATTTCAGCCTCTGCTGCTGCAAGTGGATTTGGTAGTGGTGGTGGAGAAACTTACACCGCTGGTCTTGGAATTACAATTACATCAAATGTTATTACACTTAATACATCATCAACTCACTTTATTCAAGGTGTATCTGCTTCTGCCGCTGCAAGTGGATTTGGAAGCGGTGGTGGTTCAAATACAGCACCAACAATTGCAGACCAAAGTATGTCTGCGGTACCAGAAAGTTCATCTGCTGGATATGAAGTAGGTCTTATTACCGCAACCGATGTGGAGGGTAATGTTATTACATTTGGAGCATTTACAATTTCAAATGTTTTTTTAAATTCAAACCCATCGGTAAACTTAACTTCATCGCTGGGTGGAACCTCATTATTTGACCCATCAATAGACCCATTTCAAGCAAATAGTTCAGGAGTTATTACTCGTAAAAATAGTGTTTTCTTAAATGCTGATGTAGCCGATAGATATGTGTATCTTGCTACGGCTACCGATGCGTTTTCTACCGCTACCGGCTCTGGTTTAATTACCATTCCAATTTCACAAGACGCGTCATCTTCAATTGGTAATAATGGTCAAACTTATTTCATTATTGAATCTGCTACTGGTAGTGATAATCTAACAACTATTTCAAATGGTAGAACCATAGATGATGTGACATTTTCATCTGCTGTATCTCAAATGTGGTTAGTAAAATCAAATCCAATTGGGTATGTTAGATTTACAAACGGAACAACACAATATACAGGTTCCACATCACTCGCTCTTGAGTTAGCTCAAAACGTAAGTGGTTCAGGTTTAACTTTTGATTCAAGTTCTACTATTGGTATTGAAATTACGGCATCTGAAACTTCATTTGAAACAACTAAACAATTTAGAAATCACACATTAAGTATAGCTAAAAACTTTGAACCAAGTGGTTCTATGATACCAAGTAGTAGTAACCTAAATACAAATGGTGCAAGAAGTGGAAGTACAATAGCTACATTAACTTGGACTGATGCTGAAAGTAATACTTTAAATAACTCAACTTTTACATTAACATCAAATGCTGGTTTATCATCAAGTTGGAATGGTAGTTATGTATATACCATCAACGCTACGGGAAGTATAAGTGCCGGAACCTATTTTGTAAGCGCAAGTGTTAAAGACCAACATGGATTTAGATTTGGTAGTAGTTCAGTATCATTTACTATTGTTCAAGCTGGAACGGGGTCTCTTACTACAAACGGAACATTCTATGTAATTGAATCCGCAGTAAGTGGTAATTTAATTTACACTAGCACCAATGGTAGAAGTGGTACTCAAGGTAATTTAGGAGTGACATATTCACCACAATACAACTCTGCGACAGTAGCATCATTCACATCATCAGATGCGAGAATTGGTATAAACACTGCTGGAAATTTAAGTGTTACTGGTATAGGTATTAGTGGTTCTGCCGGTGGTTCGTTTCCTGGAACTATAACACCCACGGTTACTTGGAGAGACCAATACAATAATGTGGGTAGTGGCTCTATTACAATTAACATTGCAGTTAACAATGCTCCAACTGTAAGTTTGGATAATCCAGATACGGACAATCAAAACACAAACTTGGCTACCACAGGAACACGACTAACAAGATTAACTTGGGCAGACGCTGAAAGTGACGTATTAAGTGTTCAGACATTTACACTAACAGGAGCAGGCGCTGCGTCGCTATCAAGTTCATATAATGGTTCTAATATATTTGGTATCCATGCAGCTAGTAATTTAGCAGCAGGGACTTATGGGTACACCGCAAGTATTGAAGATGTTTTCGGATTTAGAACTGGAAGTTATAAGGATATTATTACAATAGCTCAAGCTAGTAGTGGTTCTTTATTAAATCCAAACACTTACTATATAGTAGAATCCGCTGTAAGTGGTAACTTTATAACAAGAGATTTGGATGGTAGTGGTTCAGCTGCTAGTGCAAGCGTATCATATCCAGCTGGAATTGGAAACCCAACGGCTACTAACTTTTCAGCATCAGATGCTTTTGCAGTGGTTACAATTCACCCAACTACTGCTGTATTGAGTATAAATCAAAATTTTAGTGGTTCGGTATCATTACCAACTGAAGGTAATTCGTTCACCGCTAGAATATTTTGGAACGATATATATCAAAGTGGAAGTGGTGATATTAATATTAGTGTAACTAATAACCTAAACCCAACCGCAAGTTTTGCAAATGCAAATTTAACTGCGCCCGTTACAACTAATACAACACTTGTAACAGTTACTTTAACTGACCCTGAAGTTACTACTCCATTTTCAATGTCGTTAAGTGGATTGTCTGCAACCTCTATGTCAGCTGTTCCACAAAACGTAGGAAGTTCTTCATACTTGTTAAAAAATAGTGTAGACATAAATGATGGTGTTACTTTGTCTTACACCGCGAGTGTATTTGACGCTTATAATAATCAAGTTAATTTTAATAGACAATTAACAATAGGTAATCCGATTGCTGCTAATCCCTCTATTTTCATATACGCATCATCAAGAGGTGCTGGGTCTACACTACCAGCAACCTACAATACTTTATTGGGAACTACATCTACAAGTGGTACTCCATTATACGCATTTGAGGAAGGTAATCTTGGAAAAGATGGTGCTACAATTCCCCTTACAGGTGGTGCTATGGATTTAATATTTAGTGGTTCTGGCACGGATTTATACGCTACAATTAGTAGTAGTATGGGAGTTTTATCTCCAAACTTTACTGTAAATCCTCAAGAATTATTAGGTGCTGGTAATAAATTAATATACATTGTATATCCATCATCATCTGATTTAGGTTCAAGACCAACCTCTACTACTGATAATTTAAGTCCCGGAAACACAACGCCCGGTCAATACACTATGTGGTATGATGGTGGTGCTGGTGATGAAAGTGCGATTGGTTCTCAACTTAATAATTTCACTATTTCAAATGGCTACACCGGAAGTGATGGTACTATCTATGCAGCTGGTCAATCATATCAAAGTTGGACCGTTATGGGTGGTAGCGCGGCATTGGCCAAATTTGCAGGTACAGCCTATAAATTCTTTATTGTACCATCAAGTGGTTCTGACCCAACACCATAATTAGGAGTTAATAAAAATGCCTACTTTTAGTACCCAATATATTTTAACCAATGGTGCCATCGCAGCCGGAACTGCATTAGCCAATGTTGAATACATAGCTGGAGCTCTTAAAACATATCCAAATACCACACATTTAAATTTTAGTGCTAGTAATTTTCCTGATAGGTTTACCGAAGGTCAAATTGTTTATGTGAGTGCATCAAATGAACTCTTTAAAATGGGTAAATATTTTGATGACCAGATTACATTTGCTGATGTAGTAACATCACAATCATTTGAATTTCCAGGAGGTTCTATTCCAGCTGGAACAATAAGTGGTTCTCCCCAAATTGCAGCATTTGGATATTTAACATCAGCCTCAGCCGCTGCTGCGGGATTTGGAAGTGGTGGTGGAACTGCTACTGATATTTCTGCATTAAACACATTTACAGGTTCTATTCAGATTCAAGTTAATAACTTAACATCTGCTACAAGTTCATATTTAACTTCAGCCAGTACGGGTTCATTTATATTAGCATCTCAAACCTCTTCAATGAGTGTATTGAACGCTTTAACCGCATCATTTATAAGTTCTACATTCATTTCAGCCTCTGCAGCTGCAAGTGGATTTGGTAGTGGAGGAGGAAGCATAAATACTGGTTCATTTGCAACAACCGGTTCTAATACATTTAAAGGTGAACAAATAATAAGTTCTTCTTTAATCGTAACTAACGAAATTAAAGGTACTAATTCAATATTCTTACAACCGGATGTTAATGATGGAAGAAAACTTGAAATTTATAATACCGCAGCGACTGATGTTCACATTAAATCTAATGGTGGATTAACTTTCTTGGGTGATGATACCAACTATGTATTAGTAGATAATTCTGCTGCACAAACAGTATCAATCACAGGTGTAAATGGTGTATTTGTTAATTCTTCATTAAATGTATCTGGCTCATTAATCGTAACGGGTTCAATCAATGTACCTGGAAGTGTAATAAATAATTTAACATCATCATTTGCCACTACCGCATCATTTATCTCTGATTTATTCATTTCAGCATCTGCTGTAAGAAGTGGATTTGGAACTGCTTTATTTCCAAGTGGGTTATTATCATCATCATTCCAAATCGCTAATGATATTTCAGGCGCATTTACTTCACTATCATCTTCGTTTGCAAGTAGAATTACTACTCTTGAAGGAGCAGGTGGTGGTAATGGAATATTCACACTTACAGGTTCATTCTACTCAACAACAAATAATATTCAAATCACAGGTTCACTATCAGTTGGTAGTGGTTCATTTAAATCGTTTGAAGTTAATTCTGATGGATTTGTAGTTTTGGGTGATATGAATAAAGATTTAAATAACGCACCTGAAGGAACAATTGCTTATTCAGGAAGTAATTTTTATCTAATATCTTAATACTTATTAATGATATCTAAAAAGTTTCGTTAATGCATTAACAAAAATGGAGAATTAAAATGCCAACAATTAAAAAAATCGTAGTTAGTGGAAGTGCTATTTCACAACTATCCAATGATGCGGGATTCGCATTAAACACCGCCATTACCGGAGCGTTTACCGCAGTATCCGGTGGATTACAATCAAGGCTTACAACCGTAGAACAATCTATTGGTGGTGGTGGTGGATTACTTTCATCATCAGCTCAAATCGCATCCGATATTAGTGGTGCATTTACTGCAACATCCGGTGGATTCTCAACAAGGATTACAACCAATGAAACTAACATTGGAACCAATACAACTAATATTGGAACACTTACAGCTGCTACATCCTCTTACGCATTAAAGACCGATATTAGTGGTGCATTTACCGCAGTATCAACTTCTTTAGCAAGTAGAACAACTGTATTAGAAGGTACTGGTACAATTCAAGGTGTTGGAACTACCAATAACGTAACATTTGCTAATGTAACTGCAACTGGTAATGTTTCAATCACAGGTGATTTATTTGTAGGTGGTGATACAGTCACAGTAAACGCCGCAAACTTAAACATTGAAGATAAGTTTATCCTATTAAACTCAGGTTCAACGGGAACATCTTACGAAGGTGGTATCATTGTTGAATCAGGTTCAACTGGAACAGGTAACGCATTCTACTATGACGCATCAGACAATCGTTGGTCATTAAAGGGTGGGTTAGTTGCTACAAACACAGCCGCTGTAACCGCAGAAGCGTTTATGAGTGTTGCTATCGTTAACACACTTGCTAATGCTGAATCAAGTTCTTACTACAAAGCTGGTAACATTATCGTTGATGGTCAAGACATTTACATTGTAACTGTATAATATTGATATCAAAAAAGTTTTGATTTATGGCAAAAAACGATTCTCCAAAAGAAGTGGAACTCAAGCTCTCAACACGAGAGCTTGAGGCCCTTCTAATCGGACTTGGCGAGGTTCCCTTCAAAGGTAAAGACATTGAATTTGTCTACCGATTAGCAGTGAAATTACAAGAAGGAATCTTAAAGTCAAAATCCTAAAAAGAAACCCTCCCAAGTGGAGGGTTTTTTATTTTAAATTTATCTATTTATTTAAGATTGTAATCATAAAAATCTTGGTTGTTGGCCTGAAAGGGAAGTGGGCACGGAAGTGTTACCAACCACAATAAAGGATGGGGATATGCCGAACTGGAAAAAAGTAGTAGTTAGTGGAAGTAATGTTTCACAACTTGTTAATGATGGTGTTTATTTGAGAACCATAGGCGATGGGGTTATCTCATCATCAGCACAATTAGCAACTCAAATTAGCGGTGCTTTTACTGCAACATCTTCATCTTTAAGTGATAGAATTTCAAGTTTAAGTTCATCATCCACCACATTTGCAGGTACGGGTTCAAACTCCTTTAAAGGCGACCAAACTTTTAGTGGTTCTTTATTACCCGAAACCACCGAAGTATTTACATTAGGTTCGCCTGACAAAGTATGGGAAAGTCTTTATGTAGATGGTCAATCCATTTATATGAGGGATGTTGCTACAAATACTTTTGTAACAATGTCGGCTAATGCAGGTGTTCTTACCTTTAACAACACAAGATTAAATGTTCCTCTTGGTATTACATCATCCAATTTAATACTAACTTCAATAGTTAACGCAGGAACGGATACTGATAAGTTCTTGGTGTTAGACACAAATGGTAATGTAGATTTTAGAACAGGTACCGAAATTCTTTCAGACATCGGCGGTCAAGGGTTATCTGCTGGCACGGTATCTTCATCCGCACAAATTCAAGCGTATGATATTTTCTTGGAAAAATTGGGTGATAATGTAATATCATCATCAGCTCAATTAACAACCGAATTTGACACTCGTTACTTAAATACAAGTGGTGATGGTGTAATATCTTCATCAGCTCAAGTTGACCACGATTCAACAACTAACTTTGTAGCAAACGAACACATAGACCACACCACAGTATCTATTTCCGCTGGTAGTGGTTTAAGTGGTGGTGGAACTATTGCTGCTACAAGAACTTTAACATTAGATACATCATCAGTTCACTTTACGGATGGTGTAAAAACAAAATTAAACACCGATGGCGTAATATCTTCATCGGCTCAATTAACAACCGAATTTGACACTCGTTACTTAAATACAAGTGGTGATGGTGTAATATCTTCATCAGCTCAAATTGCAACCGACATTAGTGGTGCTTTTACAGCAACATCAGGTGGGTTATCAACAAGAATTACCACATTAGAGGGTGCTGGTGGAACTACATTCTCATCCTCGGTTTCTACAAGATTAACAAGTGTAGAAGGATACACTCTTGATAACGTAACGGATAATGGTTCATCAACCACCAATGTAATTACAGTTGGTGGATTGACGGTGAATGGTAATGCTACAATTACAGGTACACTTACCGCACAACAATTTAATACTGAATTTGTATCTTCATCCATTATTTTTGAGTCCGGCTCAACAAAATTTGGTGATTCCATAGATGATATTCATTCATTCACAGGTTCAGTAAAGTTAAATACCCAAACTGCGGCTACAACCGATACTGATAAGTTCTTGGTGTTTGACACCGGTGGTGAAATTAAGTATAGAACTGGCGCAGAAGTTTTAAGTGATATAAATCCTGGTGGTTTAGTATCATCATCTGCACAACTTACAACGGAGTTTGATACTCGTTACCTAAATACCACAGGTGATGGAGTTATTTCATCATCAGCTCAAATCGCTAGTGATATTTCAGGCGCATTCTCTGGTGCTGGTTTTGTTGATGTTGGTAGTGGAGCAAGTGGTTCACGACTTGCAATATGGCAAGATGGTAACACTATTAAAGGTAATACTTCCGCATCTTTTTATGAAAGCTACAATCCGATGCTTAACATAGGTGGTGTGTGGGATGATACCAATCAAAGTGGTATTCAATCCAAAACAATTTCTACCGATGGGTTATATGTTGGTCCGAATGTGGGTGCTGGTGATTTTACATCATCAATAGTATTAAGTGCTAATAGAGGGCCGATTGGCTGGTATGTTCAAACACAATTAAATTCATTTAATTTTGCTTCGGCTCCAACAAACCAAGTAATACATTCCTTTAGCGGTGGTTCTGTATATTCCGCATTCATATCATATTGGGTGAGTGGGTATCAAGGGTATCGTAGTGGTCAAATTGTAATTTCAATATCTCCCACGCCCTTAGCAGTGCATACTGAATTCTCAACGGTGAGTATAGGTAATACTTCGGATGTAGAATTTTCAGTAGATAGTGCTGGTACTTTGTTTATCACGGCAGGTGGTGCTACTGAAGGTACACTTGAAATCAAAAGCTTTTTATCATCATAATTATTAAAATCTGAAGTTTGGAAAGTGAAAAACGGAAGGAACTAAATGGCAAATAATCAATTTGTAATTAAAAATGGACTAATAATCGGTGGGGGTGGACTACAAATGTCCGGCTCAATGGCTATAACGGGTTCATTAAATATATCAAGTGTAGTAAACGCAGGAACTGATACTGACAAGTTCTTGGTGTTAGATGCGAGTAATAATGTTGATTTTAGAACAGGCGCTGAAATTCTTTCCGATATTGGCGGATTAGAAAAGTCCGGCTCAATAGCTATAACCGGTTCATTAAACATCTCAAGTGTTGTAAACGCAGGAACCGATACTGATAAGTTCTTGGTGTTAGATACAAATGGTAATGTTGATTTTAGAACAGGCGCTGAAATTCTTTCCGATATTGGTGCAGCCGCAGCATCAATCAAAAACTATGTAGATTTTAATAATTTAGTTGATTTTAAAACACTAACTCAAGGATTCGCACCCATGTGTGGAATTACCGATGTTCAAGAGAGTGATAATTCACCATTTGCTAATTGGTTAGCCCCTTCGGATGGTTACATTGAAAGAATTGAATTGATGGTAGGTGAAACTAACACAGTGACTGCTAACTTTTCAATTAGAGCATATAAAAATGGTTCTACATTAGGTGTAGCTCAAACCAATACACAAGGTGCTGCAAGAACTGTAACGGAATATGTTTATGGTCCAACATTTTCTTTTTCAAAAAGAGATAGACTTGCGTTTTTTATGGATAAAACCACAAATACATCTGATTTGTATACATTTAATATTTATTTCCAAGTTGGAAACTAATCAGTCTAAAAGGTTAAAAAAATGAGTTTGATACACGCATTACACGAAGATACTTTGTTAGAGGTTAATGGAATACTAATCCCTATCAAAGATATCCAAATTGGCGATGTAGTAAAAAGTTACAATACCCAAACCAACACTATTAGTGAAGGTAAAGTTGTTTCTAAACACATCGGTTTTGATAGTGAATACTACCACATAAATTTTAGTGATGGTTCACAATTAAAAACATCCATCAAATCACTTTTCTATTCACAAAATGGTGAATGGTTAAATCCTTTAGATGTATACCACTTAAAAAAATCACTCCTTAACGGATTAGAAATCACCTCACTTAAATTAGTAGAAGGTGATATTTCTTTTATTAGTATTGAAGTAGAACCCGACCACAATTATTTTGTAGGTAATTTATTAGTTCACAACACAGGTCCTACCGGCGCTCAAGGTCCTAAAGGACCCACTGGTTCTACTGGTCCAACAGGACCAACTGGTGGTCAAGGTGCTCAAGGACCCATAGGTAATAAAGGTCCAACCGGTCCTTCTTCATCACCTCAAGGTGCTCAAGGTCCTAAAGGACCCACAGGGTCATCTCCTCAAGGAGCTCAAGGTCCAAAAGGCCCTACCGGCTCAACTGGTCCTACGGGTCCAACGGGCGCTCAAGGACCTACCGGTCCTACCGGCCCAACTGGTTTAAAAGGACCCACAGGCCCTACCGGCCCACAAGGTAACCAAGGACCGGTGGGTCCATCTCCTCAAGGTGCTCAAGGTCCTAATGGTCCAACTGGTGGACAGGGTGCTAAAGGACCAACAGGACCCACTGGTCCTACGGGCGCTAAAGGTCCTACCGGCCCTACCGGCCCAACCGGTCCTACGGGCCCACAAGGTCCAACAGGCCCAACAGGCCCAACAGGATTACAAGGTGCTAAAGGAAACACAGGTCCAACCGGAGCCACAGGTCCTCAAGGACCCACCGGTCCTAAAGGTCCAACCGGGCCAGCGGGTGCTCCGGGCGCTCAAGGTCCCACCGGTCCTAAAGGACCAACTGGAGACCAGGGTGCTAAAGGACCAACAGGCCCCACGGGTCCAACGGGTGCTAAAGGACCCACAGGTCCTACCGGCCCCACAGGTGGAACTGGTGGTCAAGGTGCTACCGGTCCTCAAGGTTTCCAAGGACCTACCGGTCCTACCGGCCCAACAGGTGCAAAAGGACCACAAGGACCCACAGGTCCACAAGGTAACCAAGGTCCTGCGGGTTCGTCACCCCAAGGTGGAACAGGTCCAAAAGGACCAACTGGTTCAACCGGCGCTCAAGGTCCTGTTGGACCAACGGGTCCTACCGGCCCAACGGGTCCTACCGGACCAACCGGTGCTACGGGTCCTACTGGAGCTCAAGGACCACAAGGAAATAAAGGACCACAAGGTCCAACGGGCGCCACCGGCCCTCAAGGTGCAACAGGTCCACAAGGTAACCAAGGACCGGTTGGTCCTTCACCACAAGGTCCCCAAGGTCCAACTGGAACACAAGGAGATAAAGGTCCCACGGGCGCTTCTCCTAAAGGAGACCAAGGTCCGCAAGGAGCTCAAGGTCCCAAAGGTCCTCAAGGAGCTAACCCACAAGGTGACCAAGGTCCACAAGGTCCGCAAGGTCCCAAAGGTCCTACCGGTTCTTCACCCCAAGGTGCTCAAGGTCCAAAAGGCCCACAAGGAGACAAAGGTCCGCAAGGTTCAGCTCCTCAAGGTAACCAAGGTCCCACTGGTTCATCACCTCAAGGTGCTCAAGGTCCTAAAGGTCCCACGGGTT